CGCTGATGGGTTCGCACCCCGCATCTCCACCGAACGATGTGAAAGGAACGAACCCACGTCCAGCGATGCCCGGCTCCCAAGAGCCTAGCGAAGTCAACGTAGCGACAGGGGCGCGCTGGGCGATGCCAGCTCATGACTGTCCTCGCAACTGTGCTGGCGTTCGCCATGCCGACGCCCGCACAGTCCCCACCGATCCTGGACAAACCCCCCTACGACCCGCAACATCAGGGATGCCAGACCGAGCACTGCGACCAGCGCGTCACCAAGAGGCAGCGCGCCAGCCGCAAGAGAAAGGAGCACGCGATGAAGATCGCGGTGGTCGCCCCCTACCGCTCACGCCTGGAGCGGATGGCCGGTTGCGAGTCTGGTGGGCGCTGGTACATCAACACCGGGAACGGCTTCTACGGAGGGCTCCAGTTCACGCTCTCGTCGTGGTGGTCTGTCGGCGGACGCGGGTACCCTCACGTCTACCCCAAGCTTGAGCAGATGTACAGAGCGATCCTACTGATGCGCGTCCAGGGCTGGGGAGCCTGGCCCAAATGTCAGTACGCATGAACGAGGAGGACTGTCAACACGAATGGCGGTTGAGGCTACACACCGACTACTGCCACGAGTTCGTGAATTCCTACGCATGCTCGCGCTGCATGGCGACAGCGGTCGTCAGACAGGAGCGGGCGCCTCTGGAATCCCAAGACGACCTCGTGATGATGCTGCCTACCTGCGCACGATGCGCCGAGCTGACGCTGGGCGCGAAGGTGAGGCGGGCGGTTGAGATGGAGGCACCAGGAGTCCGTGTGCTGCACCAGGAAGAGACCTGGCGCGACCAGGAGCGCGCCTGACAATGGGTAGACCGGCGGATCTCGGCTGGGGCTCCGCCGGTCGCCCGCCAACACCGAACCACGGCGACAAGTCCGTGCGTTAGGCTCTAAGTGCGGCGGGCGGTATGTCCGTCGCCATGCTCACCCAAAGGAGGGACACCGTGAAGTACGGCTTCACGGGTTCGCGGTACATCAACCCGATGCACTTCGCCGCAATGGACGAGGTGCTGACGGCTCACCTCGACGGCGTGGAGTACACGACCGGAGGCGCGGTAGGAGTTGACACCTACGTCCTGCGCAAGCTCTCGGCGTGGCTCCCAACGGCACTCCACCGTGTCTGCCTGCCCGAGCACGGCTCGGACTGGGACAACCCCTACCTGGAGCTTGCCGACGAGGTGATCCGCGTACCCGACACCATGAAGCATCCGTGGCGCTCACGCAACGCCGCGATACTCGATCACAGTGACGTGCTGCTGGCCTTCCCCCTCCACGCGGAGGAACACGGCCAGAGCAAGAGGAGCGGCACATGGATGACAATCCGCATGGCTCGCCAGCGGAGCATCCCGACAGTGGTCACGGTCCTGGGCTGACCAAGCCCGGGCTGGATGGCATCCTCAAGTTCCTGCGGTTGAAGGAAGAGATAGCCATCACTTCCACGACACACCACGAGCAATGCGCCTGCGACATCTGCATGGCTGCATTCGGAGACAAGGAGGCGTTCTACAGGATGTGGTTGCTAGACGATGACTGAACAGCGCAGCATCAACGCGATAGACCGGGCCTGCCACCAGAGCCTGGAGCGGAGCCAAGCACGACGCTATGCCGACCAGCATAAGGAGCGGGAGCGGCGTCTGCGGCGTTGGCTCCTGTTCGCCATCGCGGTGCTGTTGGTCGCGGTGGTCGCGTTCATGGTGGTGGTCCGATATGCCCACTGACCTATCCACACCGGAGGGCCTGAGCGAGCACATGCGCCAGAGCGTGGAGCGCGTCGGCAGGGGCCTGGGACCTGACGACGACTGGATGCCCATCGCCTTCATGGTCAACGCAGACCAGGAGGTGGCCGTCGTAGCAACACCGGGTTGGTCCAACGACGACGAGAAGTACCAGTTCACCGCTGCCCTGGCACTCCAGGCGATCGCGCACCACGCCGTCTGCATGGGCATCGTGGCTACGACGTGGATGCTCACGTTCACCCCGGACGACCCGGAGTACGCGCAGGCAGGTCAGGGGATCTACGTCAGACCTAGCCAGAGCCCAGAGCGCAAGGAGGCTGTCGTGGTCATGACCACGACCAGGGACGTGAGCACGATGTCGATAGCCATGATCAAGCGCCGTCAGAGAAGGCATCCTCAGCTTTCGGAGTGGGACATCACCGACGACCGCAAGGAGGGCGCACGCCTGGAGGGCGACATGCTCGACCCGCTCCGTGGCGCACTGGAGATCGTGGCCAAGCAGTCAACCGCAGAGGAGAACTGATGCAGGACTTCGCATCGGAGGCACAGACCCGGATCAACCAGCAGATCGAGGAGCTGACCGAGTACATCCAGCGCGAGGCGGCGCACCGAAAGATCCTCATTGAAGCGGCGGCGGCGAGCCAGGACCGACAGCGTCGCATGGAGCGCGCCGTCGCATCGCTGTCGGGCACCACCACAACGAAGAAGACGAAGCCGCCTGCGCAGCGGAAGTACGTCTCGCCAAAAGTCCGCACAGAGATCATGACCGCCCTCGGTGAGCACGGACCCTGCTCTGCGGCGTTCATCGCTGAGATGGTCGGCAAGTCCGATGCGACTATCTACACCGTGCTCAACCAGTTGCGTGAGGACGGGAAGGCGCGCATCGCTGGCGTGGGTGAGAAGAAGAGCCGGACAGCGACACCGCCCCGTCTCTGGGCGACGATGCCGCAGCCGGTCGCAGAGCCAGAGGGTGAGCCGGTTGCCTGAACTCCACACGCTGAAGCTGGAGGACTACAGCGACCGGGAGTTGCTCCTGGTGGTCGATGATCTCAGCAGCGAAGGTGGCTGGGTCGATCCCGAAGCGGTCGCGAAGCGGCTCGGCATCAAGGCCGCGAACCCGGTGCGCAGCGTGATCAGCCGCTTCGTGTGGATGGTGCGCTACGGCGCGATGGAGCGCGAGATCCAAACGGACGACACCGGCAGCCCGATGGTCACCAGGAGCGGCCGACCGAAGTACGGCCAGCGCTGGCGACTGACGAAGGGCGGCGAGATGTTGGCGATGGGCAAGCTGACGGCCCGCCAGGCTGACGCGCTGAACAGGTTCAAGGACGACCAGATGATCCTCGTCACGCGCTGGCTCGGAGAGCGCCAGCGCACCTCGGATGACCTTGCGCAGACGCTGATGCGCCGCGAGTACCGCTACTCCACATCACCATTGCGGTATCTCAACGGAAGCCAGCCCGGCTGAATCAACCAAGGAGGCATCATGGAGAAGCGTCACCTCGGCGCGGCGGCTATCGCCGCGATCATGCTCACACCTGCATCGGCAATGGCCGACGACGGCATGAAGGTAGAGATGTGTCACGTCCCACCGCCGCCGGATAAGGAGCACACCGTCACGGTAGATCTCGATGCGGTCCCGGCGCACCTGATGCACGGCGACACGATTGGCAAGTGCAAGGACGACGACGATGAGGAGACGCCTGGGTCGCCAGGCCCCCAGGGACCCGCAGGACCGCAAGGACCCGCAGGACAAACCGGACCGCAAGGACCCGCCGGTCCCGCCGGTCCCACTGGGGCTGCCGGACCGCCAGGCGTGACGACGACCACCACCGTGACGCAGACGGTGCAGAACCGCACGACCTGCACGTCCAAGCGTACGCTCTCGGTGAAGCTGCCGAAGGGCTACCGAGGCAGCGTCCAGGCGCGTGTCGCAGGGAAGAAGGTGACGCTGCCCATCCGCAACGGACGGGTGCAGGTCAACTTCCGCAACGTGCCGTGCGGCGTCACGTCGCTGGTGATCAGGAAGCACGGCCTCAAGCCCGTCGTGCGCCTCTACGTCTTGGGCACCAACGGCAACATCACAGCTTTCAACGTCCCCGTGAACGACTAGGAGGTGATCCCCGCCACCCCAATCGCCGGTCCTAGAGGCTAGTCACAGAACAAGGAGAAAGTGATGACGGGAACCGTCACCATCGTAGGGCGCGGGCGCGGCATCTATCACTGGGATACCGACCAGCCCGTGACAGTCGAAGAGGCGCGGCTCGCCTTCAGGCGGGCCATCCGCGCCGGAGGCAGCGCGTTCGACACGACGGAGCAGCCGGGCAAGAAGATTCACGTGCCCACGTCGTACGCTCCAGGCAAGGAGGACGAGCCCAAGGACGTGACGGTGGTCCCGCCCTTCGCGGGCGGCGTGTAGTGACCGTAGTCCGTGACGCACGGGGTCGGTTCATGAAGCCTGTCCCCCTGCCGAATAGGCAGCCGGACTGGGAGGCGATCCTTCGGGGTCGCCTCCTGCCCTGCCAGCTTGACGACATCGCGAAGACAGGCAGCTTCTGCGTTCGCGGTGGTGACAACGGAAGGCTGTGGCGGATCTACGTTGAGCCACCGACCGACGTCCACCAGACTCAGGTCGTCATCAACTACACCGGCCGAGTCCACAATGCCTGGTGGATCGACGGAGAGTGGACGGAACATGTGGCGGAACACTTCGATAACGGTCTCATCATCTGTGGGTGGGAAGCAGCGTTCGCCTTCTACATCCAGATCACGACTGACGCCTACCGCGTCGTGGCAGAGGCCTGTACGTGTATCCGACCGTTCACGATGCTACGCACGACCAGCTATGGAGGGAAGATCTGAGAGGAGGTAGAGAAGGTAGCGTGACAATCGGTCGGTGTCGGCCACGTCGGCACCGACCGCCCTTGTGAAGGAGGCTGAATCATGGCAGACGCCGTCGAGAAGAAGACGGTGGAGCAGGAGCAGCAAGACCAGCTCCTGGCCAAGCTGGCAGAGCTTGGCGGACAGCTCGTCCAGAGCGACGAGTTGAAGTTCCAGGGCACGGAGATCATCCTGCCGAAGGACATGGAGGTTGGCGACGCCATCCTCCACCTGCGCAACTGGAAGCAGGCGCAGGAGGAGGATGCGGACTTCGGCCGCAAGTTCCACTACCGCCCGATGGACGGGGCCGTCGCTGTCCACAACGCCCTGAAACGGGTGTTCGGCAGCAGCGGTGTCCCGCGACCGCAGTGGACGTTCTTCGGCCCGATGCCGCTCGACACCAGGGAGGTGACGGTCGGCTACGGCCAGGTGACGAGCATCCCGTGGGGCACGCTCACCGTCCCCATCTTCAGGGGCGTGATGCATCTCGGGACGTGGCGCTCGCCACGGTTCGGTGAGATGTTCCAGTTGAGCATCACATGCCAGAAGCGCTTCCAGGCGCACGCGGCGGCGATCTTCACGCTGGTGGAGGAGGAGCTGCGTGAGCACAGCATCTACCGGGGCAAGGCGATCGATGGGGACCAGACGCCCAACTTCATCGACCTGAGCACCGTGGACGCGGAGCGCGTGATCTACAGCGACGAGGCGCAGGCCCAGTTGGAGGCGAACATCTGGTCGCTGATGCGGCGCACGCAGTTGATGCGTGACCTGAAGATGCCGCTGAAGCGTGCCGTCCTCCTGCACGGTCCCTACGGGACGGGCAAGACGCTGGCCGCGTTCAGGACGGCACAGATAGCCACCGAGTTCGGGTGGACGTTCATCTACTGCCGTCCCGGAGAGGACGACCTGCCGACCGTCCTGGCCACGGCGAAGCTCTACACGCCAGCGTGCGTCTTCGTCGAAGACCTGGACGCCATCGAGAAGAAGGCGGCTGGCGACGTGGACATCGTGCAGATGTTGCTCGACGCCTTCGACGGGATCACCACCAAGGGCAGCGAGGTGATGATGGTGCTGACCACCAACCACCCGGAGCGCATCAACAAGGCGATGTTGCGACCGGGCCGCTTGGACGCAGTGGTGGAGATCGGCAGCCTCGATCTCCCCGGCGTGCAGCGCATGATCGAGAGCATGGTCCCCGAGGACATGCGGACGCCGCTCGACTACCTGGAGATCTACGCAGCCATGGAGGGCTTCTTGCCCGCCTTCGTCAAGGAGGCGACGGACAGGGCAGTGCGATACGCCCTGGCGCGAGCAGATAGGCACGACATAGTCCTGGAGACGCAGGACTTTGTCCAGGCAGCCGAGGGGCTGAAGCCGCAGCTCAGGATGATGCGCGAGGCCCAGGAGCCGAAGCAGCCGTCCAACCTGGAGACGCAGTTGCAGGGTATCGTGGCGTCAGCCGTTGACGGGACGCATGGCACGGACGACGACGGGGAGCAGCTCTTCGAGCTAAGGTCCTCGTAGGTTCCTGCCGATACAGGCTCGGGGGGCATAGGGACGGGAGGGCAACCAGCGATCTGCTGCCTCCCGTCCCTTTCTTTTCGTAGCATAAACCGAAAGCCGCTGTATGCGGGTTAGACGGTGCGACACGCTTGGTGACGAAGGGTCCATGCTCTAGAATGCGTGGTATGCAAGAAGCGCAACCCGCAGAACCCGAACCCGAACCCGAGCACGTCGAGGGTGAGGTAGTGCCGGACGATGCGAGCGATACGCGGTACGATCCGTCGTGGGAACGTGAAGAGGAGCCGCCTGTCGGCATCGGCCACGAGGTCGTACCGGCCCCGCCGCACGAGCAGCCGATAGGAACGCTGTTCGGCACCAGCGACCCGCAAGAGGTCATCGAGCGTGTGACCAAGGTGTCCACGACGTTGAAGGACATCCTGCGGAAGCAGAAGCTCACGCAGCGCATCGGCAGCAACGACCACGTCAAGGTCGAGGGCTGGCAGACGCTGGGGTCGATGATCGGCGTGTTCCCGGTGAAGGAGTACGTCGAGGAGATCCCCTGGCCGCAACCGCTCCCGCAGTCGATGGCCGGTCCGCTGAGCAAGGGCCTCGCGTTCGGCTTCAAGGCGAGCTACCGCGTGCAGACGTTGAACGGTGCCGTCGTCGGCGGTGCCGAGGGAGCCTGCAAGCGGACCGAGCAGAAGTGGGCTGGTCGCGACGACTACGCCCTCATGTCGATGGCGCAGACCCGTGCGATGTCGAAGGCGCTGAAGGCCCCCCTCGGGTTCATCGTCACGATGGCGGGCTACGAGGCCACGCCAGCGGAGGAGATGGACGGCATCACACAGGAGGGGACCTACGGCCCGCCGATGTCGGCCAAGCCGGAAGACCTCGAACGCCTGAACAGAGCGGTGCTGTTCCTGGTCAACGACGGCGGGCTGGCGCAGTTCGTCATCGACAGCATCATCAGCGACGCCACCGGATACATGCCGCGGATCGTCTACCGCGCTCTCTTGCACACCGCTCGCGCAGCACGCGACGGTGTCGAACAAGAACAACGCGAACAGGAGTCAGATGGCAGCGACGGAGACGCAGACACAGACCCAGGCTACGGAGGATGAGAAGGCTTCCCGGTACCTCATCTTCGTGAGGCTGACGGACGAGTTCGGCGAGAAGGACGTCTGGCAGGAGATGGGCGTGGTCGAGGCGGACGGAGCCAGCGCCGCCAGGATGGAGGCCATCAAGCGATACGACCTGATGGCGCAAGCGCGGACGGGCGACCTGGAGATCGCCAGCGTGGGCGAGCGGTTCTGGGCGACAAAGCGCCCGACCGTGAAGACCCAAGAGACGATTGACGGTGTCTGAATCGCCAAGCATCAAGGAGAAGCGCGCCGAGCAGCGCAAGACCGCCCTGGCGATGGCGAACAGCCAGCGGACCAAGACCGCTCAGTTGAAGCAGCTCATCAGGACGCAGCAAGTCGATCCGGTGGCGGTGCTCAACGAGCGCGACCACGCCTGGTGGGAGACCGCGAACAGCATCCAGGTGCAGGACTATCTGATGGCGATCAAGGGCTTCGGCCACAAGACGGTGGCGGAGATACTGGCGGAGTTCCCCATCTCGGGGAAGATGCACATCGGCAGGCTGAGCGTAGCCCGTCGCCGCGAGTTGATCCGCATGATCGAGCTGGTGCAAGCGCCTTGATGATCACGGCCCGCATCATCCTGAAGCGGGATCTGGTCCGTGGCGCGGAGATCAACGACGCGGTCGCCATGGAGTTCGGCGGTGGCGAGAGTGACATGGGCGCGATGCGCGTCGGCAGCGAGCTCGGCGTGGACGTTCACGGCGCGGCAGCCTTCGCAGCCGACCATGCGCGCCGCTCAATCAGTGATGACCCGGTGCCGATCCTAGAGGCGCGGCACGAGGTCGCACAGGCATTCGTGCTCGGCGTGTTGACAACGCTGCGCACCATCACCTTGATGGAGCGCAGGTGACAGAAGACCAGGCTTACGACGCCTGGAAAGAAGCCGTAGATGCGGCGTATCAGATAGCGAGAGGTGAGCGCCTAGGGGAGTTGAGGGGTAGGAGGCCCAAGACCTTTGACCGTCGGGGCCTCCATCCCTTCTCCACCGAGTGTGGACGGATCATGGCCCTCCAGGCTCTTGTACCCCGTTTGGCGAAGCTGGACTTCAACCACCTCGAACTGCGACGCGCCGCCTTTGAAGACGCCGAGCAGCAGTACGAGCAAGAGATCATGGCCAAGCTCCACCAAAAGTCTCAAGATGGAGGCGAACAATGGACGAACCCGGAGCGGGCTCAAGGGGAGGGCAGCTCCCACCCCTGACGCTCGCCCAGGCGCAGGACTTGTACCGGACGTGGCGCAGGGAGGAGTGGGGACGCACCTGCATCCTCATCCTCATGATCGCCAAGACATACGGCGAGTTCCACAGCGACTACATCACCGGGCAGCAGATCAGCGAGCGCAACATCATCGGCTCTGCCGTCAACGCGCTCGTCAGGCAGGGCTACCTGACCTCAACGGGTGAGCATCGCAAGGGCCGCTCCAGCGCCAGCCACGGACGTCGCAGCTACGTCTACAAGCTGACCTGGCGCGGGAAGCAACTGGCGCACGCGATCCCCAACGAGGCCCCCCCGCCGCCGGAGGCGGGGATCACCCTCAAGCTCTTCTAGGGGGACCCATGGCAAGGAACGAACGCGTCACGTACGAGTGCGACGTATGCGGCCAGAGAGGGGACGCGATGGAGTTGCGTCCCATGACGGGACAGCCCTTCTACACGCGCCCCGCCGGATGGGGCGCGATGAGCGGGGTCATCAGCCTGCACGGGAGCGGAAGGGTCAAACGGAAGTGGGACTTCTGTAGCGAGCACTGCGCCCGACAGGCGTTCGAGGAGATGATGGATGACGCCTATTCGGCTGACGATCCAGCAAACGCCCCCCTCCATGAACAAGGTCGGGGCGCGAGGTAGCTGGCGTCTGTTCAAATACCACAAGGACCTCTGGCAGAACATGCTCGGCATGGAGATGCTGGTGATGGTCACACCGAAGCGGAAGTTGTTGACGCCCGTCGTGGCAGACGCGCTGATCTGCTTCCCAGTACGCAGGCGGCGTGACGAGGGCAACTTCCGCATGCTGCTTGAGAAGTCGCTAGGCGACGCACTGGTCGCTGGCGACTGGATACCAGACGACGAGCCGGACTTCTACCGCTTCCGCAGCGTGACGTTCGGCAGCAGTCGCCAACCCACGACGGTCATCGAGTTGACCGAAGGAGAGATCGCATGGACAAGTCGCACACACGCGCAGTGACCGCTGACGACATCCGTCACGCGGCGGCGCGGGCGAAGAAGCTGAACTACAACCGGCAGCTCCCGCCCGATGTGCTGGCGAACCTCGACCCGGACGGCTACGGCATCGCCTGGGTGCTCATGCTCCACGAGCACGCCCAAGGCGTCGAGGTCGCCCCGCACTATCGCTGCCGGGTGATGTTGAAGATGCAGAACACGATGGAGCCCGTCGAGGGCCTGATGGATGTCCCCATGGACATCTTCGACGGGTGGCCCAGCGTGGAGACTATCCAAGCGTGGGAGCGCGCCTTCAACGCAAGCGACGTGGTTGAGGGCCATGACAAGTACGGCAAGGGCAAGTCCACCGAGCCGGGCAATCGCGCCGCGTAGAGGGCCGCATTTTGCCCGACTGGATCGACAGCCTCACCCCCGAAGAGCGCGCCGAGTGGGAGCGTCTGGTTGACGACTTCCGCCGCGATGCGCTCGACAAGATCACTGATAGCAAGGCGTTCATCAGCATCGTCCCCGACACGGATGACCTGGACGTGAAGATGGCCATGGAGCTAGGCGCGGCGATCATGATGGACAAGCCCATCTGCCTGCTCCAGATGCCGGGACGTAAGATCCCCGGCTCGCTGCGTCGGTTGGCCAGCAGGGTGATCATCGGCGACCCCGACACCGAAGCGGGGCGCGACCAGATCGCCCAGGAGATCGAGGCATTCGTCCTCAGCACCACGGACGACCCGCGTGAGCTACCAGGCGACATCCGCTCAGGCGGTGACGCGTACTCCCAGGGGAGCGTCATGTTCAGCGCGGCGCACGCCGTCCTCATGGACAGCGTGGACGCCGCCTGGGTGGACAACCCGAGCGATGGCCGCAACTTCTACGGTCTGCTGCTGGGCGGCAGGATCAACCAAACGCAGGACCGCGCCCGCGTCCTGTTCTTCTTCGACGTGGATGGCGCGGCGGCGCTCGTCACGGAACTCCACCATCTCTCCTTGCGCGCAGGACACCTAGACGAGTTCCAGCAGGCGTGCCAGGAGCGCTGGGAGGCGATGCCAGATGCCTAACGTCAATGCAGGCGAAACCCGCTAAGAGCGGCATCAACGCAGAGCGGCCCCTTGCTTCGCAGCGAGGGACCGCTAGCGTTTGGCTCTTAGCGTATGAACCAAGCCTCAGTCTATACCCCGGTTCAGACGCCGTTCAAGCCGACGAGCGTGGAGGGCAAGCCGGAGCGTCGCTAGGCCGACAGGTGGAGGCGGATAGCCCCAGGTTAGGAGCCTGGACATGGGTGCGAGCCGAGTCGTCACTAGGCCACCAGTGGACAAGCCTGTCGCTCAGCTTCGGTAGATGACCGTTAGAGGGCCTGGGCGAAGCATGGCGTCAGGGGAAGTAGGTTCGGAGCTACTCCTTAGAGCTCGGGGGGGGGCTTCAAGGAGTGTGAGTTCATTCCTGGGCGGTACTTCTGGCAGCGAAGGCTGAGTAGAAGAAAGGAGAGGAGATGAGCAAGAAAAAGCCGACGTTTGCGCTCGGCAAGCACGGTCTAGCGAAACGCTCTGGAACACTCAAACGCGTCGGGCGCACCTGGAGGGAGCCATCACCCGTGGTGGTCAAGCGGGTCCCATCAGAGGAGACGAAGTGAGCAACGACGACATCGTGCGTGCCGTGTTCAACGGGGACGACGAGCTGTTGGAGAAGACCGGCTGGCTCGCGTTCTTTGAGCGCCTCCGCGCCCTGTATCCCCGCAAGAAGTGGCCCGCCACCGAACAGGCGACCTATGTGGAGATCCTCCAGTCGCCTATCACTGCCTTCGCCGCCTTGAACTCCTGGATGCTCGGCGAGAAGAGCCAGTGGCCTCCGGCGGCTGTGGAGCTGTCGGCACTGATGCGGCGGGCGCAGAGCGAGCCGCCAGCAGAGCAGCAGGGACGACAGCATCAGCACCGGACGGACAACACCCCGCACGCCTATGCGACCGTCCGTGCGCTCCTGGCCTCCGGGCATCGCGTGTGCGACTGTCGCCCGCGACCGGCGAACATGGAGATCAGCGAAAGCACAGGAGTGATCACCTGTCTTGCGTGCGGCGGTCTGGAGCAGGGCCAGGTGGACCAAGCAGAGGAGGCGACGACGTTCTAGACGTCCTTGCGGATGTCGAGCACTTCGACGGTGCCTACGACCTTGACCTTGATCGACCGGGCGATGGTGAGGATCAGGTCTACCGTGTAGAGCTTGCCGTCAAAGATCGTCACATTGCACGCATCGTATGTCATGCGCGGGTCACGCTCCCAGCGCCCTTCGGACAGAGCGTGGATGGGGGTGTTCCGTCCGGGCTATCCCGCATACTCCGTACACCGCAAACAGCGAACGAAAGGAGCAGTTTTGAGCGAGTTCAACATCAAAGCGGTCTTCAAGAACGTCTTCAACGCACCGCCGCACGAGCGCATCTTCAAGGGGGAGACGCGCCCCCAGGGATGTCGCGGCTATCTCCGCCCGGCGCATCCGGGGCTGGAGTCGTGCATCCGCTGCGGCAACCCGGAGGCGACGCATGCCAAATCGTAGACAGCCGACAGGGAACCCGGTATTCGACGCCGCGTGGGACAGCTTCGGCCCCGGGGATGTGAAGGTCGGGCGGCAGCGCATGGAGGAGTGGTTCCAGCGCTGCGGCGACTTGCAGGCGAACTTCACCTTCATGATGATGAGCATCGGTGTGGCGCGCTCGGCTGGCTACAGCGACGAGTACATCGCAGCGCTAAAGCAAGACGCAGACGACGTTGTCGAAGCTGCGGCGCTCTTGCAGGACTTCGTACGTGAGATGGCCAACGACTGGAAGGCGCAACGTGAAGAGGTTGAAACCGAATGACTGGTTCATCCTCTGCGTGATCTTGGTGTGCGTGTCAGCCGTCGTGTGCGGCACTGCCATCTACCTGACGCTGAACCTCTAGCTCCCTCTACCGCCGCTCGATGTGGGAAGGTTGCGCGGCATGTCCGCAGATACCTTCGACCGCACAGACGAGATTGCCGTGCTTCGGGCTCGGGTCAGCGCACTGCTTGAGCGCATTGTCGCGCTGGAGCAGAACGAAGAGCGCCTACAAGACACCATCGAAATGCAGCGCCACCAGATCGATGTGCTGGAAGACGTCTTGGCCGGAAGTTGACCTCCCATGACATCCACACCCGCCATGCATCTCAGGCGGGTGCTGTATGAGTGTCGCGCACGCGGCTACGACTTTGACGCAGCATGGGAGCTTGCCATGCGGAGCCTCCCACGCGGTAGGACGCAGGAGCAGCGCCTCTACCTCAACGAGTGGAAGGAGGCCCTCCGCTGGGCCAAGGAGAGCTTCCGGGGGGCGTACATGGAGACGATGGTGGTCCCGCCGCCCCCACGCGAACCGCGTAGGCTCGTCCTCAGGTGAGGAGCGATCTCTTGATCAAACGCCTCTGCACGCGCTGCGGCCTCTACTTCGACGAGTTGCGCGTCCCGAGTCCGACCGTCCTCCGCAAACGCGCATGGGGAACCTGCCCAAGATGCCAGGAGCAGGTCGTCCCTGACCTGTACCGTGAGCCGCTGACGGTCGGTGTTCCCCTGGACCGATCGCATCCGGATGGGAAGGTTCCCACATGACGTGGGAGCCTTCCCGAATTCAGGTACCGCGATGAAAGTAATCGCACACCGCATATGGACCGAGCCCGCCGTGGCCATCGGCCTCCTGTTCTCGGCGGCGATCCTGGTCGTCAACCTGGCAGCCGGTGAGGGGTTCGACTTCGCGACTATCGTGACCATCTTCGGGCCGCTGCTCTCGTCCCTGGGCATTAGGCAGGTGGTGAGCCCCGCCGTCGGGCCTAGGCCGGACGAAGAACCCGAGCCAGAAGCCCCAAGTGAGTGAGCCCCGGGGAGGCCATCGCGCTCGTGACCGGAGTCGTCGGGCTGGCCGGTGTCCTGTTCACGGCGCTGCGCTTCCGTCGCGAAGACACCAGTGCGGTCGTCTCAACACAGAGTCAGATCCTCCTCGACATGAAGGCGCTCAACGACGAACTGCGCGTCACGGCGGACAGCCTGAAGAAAGAGCGCGACGAGTTGCGCGGCCAGGTTGAGCAGCTCCGCAGCGAGGTCAACAAGCTCAGCGTGGATTTGCGCGTCGCCAACGCAAGGATCGAGGGCAAGGTCGAGGGCATACGGGAGAGGCTGGACGAGACATGAGCACCCAGGCACCGCAGACGAACCACAAGCCAGTGACGGCGGATGAGCTGCTATCGCATGGGCAGACCCTCGCCAACGAAGAGACGCAGCAGAACCACCGGCGCTTCTTCATCACGTGGATCGCCCTCGGGCTACTCGCGCTGCTCTGCGGGTTCAGCGCCTATATCGCGCTCAAGGAGCAGACCCAGCGCGCCGACCAGGCGAAGGCGACCGCCACCCAGGCGAAGGACCGCAGTGAGGAGGTGGTCCGCTACCTGCGCGGCGAGCAGGGCATCTCAGGCGTCCAGGGCGCAGACGGGCACGACGGCACCCCTGGACTCCCTGGAAATCCCGGTCCGCAGGGAGATACGGGACCGTCAGGACCAGCCGGACCAACAGGCCAGCGCGGGACGAAGGGCGACAAGGGCGACACGGGCGCATCGGGCGGTACGGGTCCACAGGGACCATCGGGCGCATCTGGTCAGGCGGGACAAGCGGGAGCGAGCGGCAGTCCTGGTGCCAAGGGCGACCAGGGCGACCAGGGCGACACCGGCTCCAACGGGACCACGGGGAACACAGGGGCCAAGGGCGACCAGGGACCAGCCGGAGCTGCCGGACCGGCAGGTCCTCAGGGTGAGCCCGGTGCGACCGGCCCGGCAGGACAACAGGGACCGCAAGGCCCCCCCGGACCGGCGATGGTGCAGTTCCAGTTCACCTTTACCGACGGGAACAACAACCTCGTGACGTTGATCTGCGCCGACCCCGACGGTGACAACGTCTTCTCTTGCGGCCCGCCCGTCTAGTCCACAGTGATGATGCGCGTCTCGTCACCACAGCGGAAGCCGGGGCCGTTCCACCACTGCATCTCGAAGTCGATGATCATGCCCGGTGACGATTGCCCGAAGAACCCGAGGTACGTCCAGCCACCGCGACTAATGACTCTTTGATCGGTATCGGCCGGGTCCCAGATCATAGGGACGGTGTCGTGGAGTACCCAGCCTATCGGTGCCCCCGTCTCCTCGTTGTACGCAAGAACGTAGCCGAGCCACTCGTCGTACTCATATTGACGACGGATGCCATTCGGGTAGGTGTCTTTCACAGTTTCCCAGACGAGGGGCGGGAAGTCTGTCTCGTTCTCGGCTGGACGGACCTCGCTATAGCCGCTGAGCTTGTGTACCCATGACGATCGCACCTGTGAGCCGAGGTACTTCCCTGTCAACCCGAAGTCTGCGTTGCGATCGACACCGACGTTCCCTGGGTCTATCGGTGTCATGGCATTCGGCTTCGTCGGGTCATCCGTGTAGATAATCCTCGCCCCGTATGGGGGGTTGGGAAGACGACAGAAGAGTTGCGGGAGCGTACCGAACCCAGCCTCAAACGGGGCGTATGGCGATACGATCAAGCCGGGGCGCTGGAAACCGTCAGATGTGACGATGTTCCCACGACCATATGGGAACAAGCTCTCGTTGAATGTCAACGTCGCGTTGACGTAGACCCATTCACTATCTGAATCTACCGTGCCTGTCAGTGACGCAACGTCGTTCCATAAGAACAGGTACGGGCTGATGTCAGCCATCAAGAAGGCGCAGACGTCGTGCAGGGTCCAATCTCGTAAGGCTTCTGATCTGGATATGGCGGATCAGGTGGGAGATTTGGCGCAGGAATGAATGGCCCAGCGGGTATTGATTCTGCTGTGTAGCTAGCGTAGAACGACGCATACACCGCGAACACCGCAGTATCCCCACCCACATCTACAGGAGGTAGTAGACCCACGGGGCCAGGGAAGTAATGCGACGCTACGACGATATTCGGGGCACCTGGACTGTAAGCGTTCTGAGCGAACATCGAGACATCGCCAAGCGTAAGGTTCATGACGAAATCCCAATCGTTCTGCGTAGTAGCGTCAAGATTGCAGTCAACGGTGACAAGAGGCCACGCCGCAACGTCTGCGTAGAACTGGATTGTCAACCCTTCCCAACCAGTGACATCCATACCTTCAGGGGAAAGAGAGAGGGTCGAGAAGTCTGGTGCTGTTGAGCCCGTGACTGGTCCATACCACGGATGCGGAGAGCACTTCTCCAACTGGAGCACGGTGTATCCAAGAGCTCTATATAGGGCGCGGACAGAGCATCCGTATGGAGGATCGCCGAGGATGGTCGTCTCAGGTCCGAACGTTTCCGCGTATGGACCAAAGGGAGGAGGATCAGGCAATGGATCTGGGATTTCTGGCATGATCTACGGCCACTGGTTGATGACGATCAAGAAGGCCATGAGAGGTCAGGATCTCAGTCGTATATGACATCTAGCCGATAACCTCTAGAGTCATCATGAAGGCAGCAGAGAGAGATCGCGTGCGAACTCGGTAGCATCTGTCACAGTGATCACCATCTCGAAGTTGGATGCTGACTCCACGCCAGTAGTTCTCCCTCGCCGAAGCTCGGCACCAATAGCCAGAGTAGATAACTTCGCTGTTGACATAGAAGTCTAGATGACATTCGCCATCAAGCATCGTCGCAGACCGCGTACGGCCGAGGCTGACCCAGTCGTATGTCACCGTCCCGCTGATGACGTAGCCACTGCCGGGATCCACCACCGTGTGCAGCGTCGGCCAATCGACCACGAGACCATCAGCCATCCGGACTCCTTATGGCCAGATCGTGATACGCATGATGAAGGACACCGACAAGTCGCGAGCGACATCGCTTGCGCTGACAACGTCGAAACCGAGCCTGTCTCTATCTTCCAGCGCGAGATTGATGCCAGTCCACCTATCAGGGCTAGTTGCCGAAACAGGGTACGGATTCTCTGGCCCGATGATGGTATCGTCATTCCTCGTGAGATGGACGGTGCACGTTCCATCAAGCAGCTTCGCAACAACACCGATGAGGTACCGGGTCTCCTGCGGACCTGTCTCCTGCCTGGGGGCAGTCGGATCGTAGATGGGTGACATCGATATGAAGTACGGAGGGACCTGGAACCCAGGCGTGATCACACCGCTCACCACGAAGGTCTTGGTATCGCTCCAGGTTTGCGAGGTGCGCGTCTCAAGGCGACGTACCTTCTCCTGTGTCTGCCGGAACTGCTGGACCAGATCTGGGTTGCCAGCGATCTTGGCCATCAATTCCCTCCGCCGGTAGGTGTGAATGCGTAGTCGAGCGATATCTCGATGCCCTCCACGTCGGGGACCAATGTCAGCTTGGTGATGATCGGTCCCCGTGTCCCCTGCATCGAGAGATTCACACCGACCACGCGGTAATCCTCAGAGACGCTGCGCGCACCCTTGGTCGCGCTGACCGTGACGATGTCGCCCACGTAGAAGTCGCCTGTCTCGCTGATCCCCAGTGCATCGGGGTCGCCGTAGAAATAGTCCTGCCCCACGTCGTGGCGCAGCTCCAGGTCGCACTGCCGCAGCGGGCGAGCGTAGAGCTTGCAGTTCGCCTGGGCGAGCTCTGCCAGTGGCTCCACATCGCCCCAGCCGACGCGGTGGTCGTACATGATCCAGTCCTGCCACAAGCCGGTGATCTGGCGCTCGGTATCGGCTACCGCCCTCACGCGCCACGTCTGCGAGTTGTCCACCGCGACGGCATCGTTCCCTGGCCTGGTCGGAGAGATGCGCACGTTCGAGGCGTTGTCCTGCGCGAGCCCGTACTCGAAATGGATCACCGCGCCTAGGTCGCGCCCCAGGACTGTCGCGCCTCCCCACGGATCGTAGCTGTGCAGGACGGCGTAGCAACGCCCGAGGCCGAAGCCCTGACTCGTCGCGCCTGAGGGGAGACCTCCGTTGAGGCCCTGGTTCGGCTTGAGATCGATGTCCGGCCCGGCGACCCCTTCTACGATGTCGGTGATCGTCGCCCAGATCTCCTGCCCGCGCTCAACCTCCAGCCTGATCACAGCGCGGTTGGCCATGTGATTGTGCGTGGTCAACCCGAGCAACGGGATGCCCACCGCGTCGAGGACGAGAGGCAGTGTCCCAGGATTACCGGCGGACACCAGTAGCGCGATGCCGCGCCCGTCCAGTGGGATGTTGCCCTTCTTGTTGTCCTGGGGGTTGTTGAGCGCGAGGTCATCGATGCGGAGGTAATGGTGCTGGAGCATGATGCTCGGGTCCTGCCCGTCCAACGTGACGGTTCCAGCGGCGTAGTCCTCGATGACGTTGCAGGTCCCCCAGAAGATGCGCTCGCGGTTGTCCTCGCCTGGGCGGATGTACCAGATGGAGAGCGCCTGGGAGTACGGCGCGACGATGCCGACCAGCGAGTCGTACATGGAGAGCGTCACGCTCGCTGTGCGACCCTCGTTCATGTTGTGCTGGAAGTTGACATCGCTGAACTGCGTCGCGTAGATGTAGGCCTCCTCTCCCCAAGTGCTGTCGGCCCGCAGCAGCGGCGTGATCGCCACCTGGAATCTGCCGAACGGCTCGCTCACAAGAAGGGGACGCCGCTGGCGTAGAAGTGCGGGTCGCTCATGCGCATGGTGAGCAAGAACGGCCACCGGAAGGGCGCTTTCCAGCCGACATCCCACTGCCAGGCGGGGTCGGGCTCCATGGAGAGCACGCGGGCGCTGAACGTCCACTCCTGCCCACCGCCGAAGCCCGAGTACGGGACGACGGTCATGATCCCCTCGTTGCTCATGTCGTGCCCGAAGCCCTGGACGAGCGCGTTCATGAACTGCTGCAACGACTGGATGGTGAGCGCCTCCACCCGGCACTCGTAGGCCAGCGTCTTCCCCAGCTTGAGCGACGGGTAGACGATCTCACCCTCTGTGAACGTCCTGGGCTGGCGGTTGTCCTCGCTCTCGGGGAGCGCACGCCAGCCGGTGATCTGCATGACCCGAGCCCACGGGAACGTCGGGGGCCAGGTGGTCTGCTGGTTGAGCTGTGGCGGATGCGGCGCCGAAGGAGCCGTGAACGCATGGATGGCGTTCATGTCGGGCGGGCCTTCTGCGGTCGTGTACGGCATCTAGCCTCGCGTGCCTCCACCTCGGCGTTCAAGTAGCCGCGCCATTTTCACAGCAGCGACGGTCGGGTCCATCGGGGCACCCGTGGGCGTGATGACCTGGATCTTGTCAACGTTGGTGACGCTGCTCGGCCCCGCCATCGCTGCGAGCGGTGTGGCAGGACGCTTGACCTGGACGGTGGTCACCATCGCATCGCTGATTGCCTTGCCGAGCTCCCTGTAGACGCTCTGCGTGAGGGGGAGCACCGCCTCCCTACCGGCCTCGCCGAGCTCGGCGAAGATCCGCTTGGTGGCGATGCCGCCCTCCTTCAAGCTGACGTGCGGGATGTCGGGAATGTCGGGGATGTCCGGTACGCCGGGGATCTTGTTGATCAGGCCGGATACCTTGTCCAGCCCATTGCCGAAGGCGTTGATCATGTCGATGACGACGTTGAGCACCGCCTCGACAGCGGTACCGATCCCGCTCAGCGCGGTCTCGATCAGCGGACCGATCCCCTCGAATGCCGACACGATGCCGCCCGCGATGTCGGCTGCCGCGCCAGCGACCTTGGTGACCAGACCGTGGATCTTCTCCCAGGCGACAGAGAAGATGTGGGTGATCGCATCCCACCCTGTCTGCACTGCGTTCTTGGCGTCGTTGAAGATGCCCGGGATAGCGCCGAACGCCTTCTTGAACGGCCCCGCGATGGCGTTGACAATGTCGTCCCCGAAGCCCGCGACGGTGATCATCAATCCGTTGAAGCCACCCGTCGCGATCACGCTGAGCTTGCCGGGGCCGAGGTGGTCCTTGATCCAGTTGAAGGCATCCACGAAGGGCTTGATAAAGGCGTCGTAGAGATCCTTGCCAGCGGATTTGATCGCCCCCAGCACGTCACCACTGGCGAGCTTGGAGAGGGCATCACCAAATGTCTTAGACAGCGTCGCGACGATGCCGAGCGGGCTGACTGCCGCCGTGATAGTAGAGAAGAAGCCGCTGATCGGACCAGTCAGCTTGTTGATGACGCCCCAGACCTTATTGAGACCATCGAAGAAATCGTTGATCTTGTCCAAGACGGGCGTCAGGATTGGCCCCAACGTCTCGAACAGATTGGCGATCCCCTTGCCTACGTTGACGAGCAACCTGATGATCTGCTCAACCAGGGGAAGCGTCTTGTCGAAGAAGCGCTTGATCTCCTCGCGCCCCTTCTTCGACGATGCCCACTTGTTGAAGTCCCTCAAGCCGTCACGGAGAAACTTGAGGAAGTCGTTGAGGCCCTTTGGGTCGGCACTGAAGACGTTGATGACGGCTTTTATCGCCTCGACGCCGATGCTGGCGAACAGGCGGAACGCCTCGATCATCGGGTCGATCTTCTTCTTCAGCTTGCCGGTATCGGTGGTGGCGTCTTTCAGGTGGCCGGTCCATGCCGCGAAGTCGTGGAACAGATCCTTGAGCGCGGGCGATGCCGCCGCAGCGACGTTCGCCAGCGTCCCGAAGACATTGACGACGATGGTGCCGACATCACCGATGATCTTCTTCAGGTTCCCGAATACTGTGCTGAGGTTCTCTAGGTTCTTCGGTGTCTGGATCCCCTGGAAGATCTTCGTAATCTGCTCACCGAAGATCTTGGTGAGTTCCGCCATCGGCCCCTGGATGCCAGGCAGGAGCGCGTTGATGTTGTTGATGATGTCGGCAACGGCATTGACGACGGGCGTCGCTGCCGTCTTCCAGAAGGTGTCCCACCTCTTCTTGAACCGCTCTAGGGCGCGCTCAAGGTTCTGCTCTGCCGGGGACAGCTTGTCGAAGGCGTCCTTGGCCCTCTTGGCAGCCGCGTCATCACCGAGCGACGTGTCCAGCTTCTCCTTCGCTGTCTTGAGGTCTTGCTGCTGGCGCTTCTCGTTGCGGACCGCATCGGCAATCTGCTGGTGGGCAGCGATGACCTCGGGCGCTCCCTCCACGCCCTTGCCGACCAGGTCGTTGTAGTCCTTGGTCGCGTCGTTGAGGTGCTTCTGCGCCTCCTTGTTCCTGTCCAGCGCATCGGCGTAGGACTGGACACCCTTGATCCCGGTCTTCTTGAGCCGCTCGGCCTCTGTTGCTGTGTCGTTCGCCTTCTTCTCGGCGTCTTTGACGTCGTCGGTGGCCTTCGCCTCACCCAGCTTGGCGTCCTTGACACGGAGGACGGCGCGCTCCAGATCGATCCTGTCCTGTGCTGAAAGCCCCTTCCCGGTCGCAGCCCTCGCTGCGCTGTCCAGTGCGGCACCGAGCTTGCTCGCATCGATGTTGCCCTCATTGAACTTCTTGATCGTGTTGTCGAACTCAGCCCCGAAGAGGCCAAGCTCCTCGCGCAACTGTTTCAGGTCGAGCTGCGCCTGCTCCGTGTCGAGCTTGGCTCCCTGGGCGTCCAGCTTCGACTGCTTGTAGTCACGGACGGCGTCGCTGGCGTCCTCTACGGCCTGCTTGATCTGCTTGAAGGCATCGACCTCGGCACGCGCCAGATCTTGCGCCGCGTCGGCGGCGCTCTTGCGGGCATCTGCGAGACGCTGCTCTGCCGCAGCGATGTTCTCCCGCGCCTGAGCACGCGCCTGTTGGAGCGCCTGCTCAGCGCGGACCACCTGACGGCTGGCGTCACCGAGGGCGCGCCGAGCGTTGCGGAGCGTGACCTCGCGCTGGGCGGCATCCTGCGCCGCCTGTCCGCTGTCCTTGGTGGCCTGCTGAGCAGCCTGTTGTTTCTGCTTGAAGACATCGAGCACCGCGCCGAAGCGCCCGAAGACCCCGACCGCAGCGACGATGGCTGGCACCAGAGCCCCGCCGAGGGCGACGGCGAGCGCGCCCGCTCCTGCGATCGCTCCTCCGAAGGCAGCCCCGAGCGCGATCAACCCCGGGATCAACGCCGCCACGATGGCGATGCTGAGGCCGGTGACCAACGGCCCGAGCCTCCGGAGACTTCCCCCGAAGCTGCTCAGCGCCCCCTCGAAGTCGAAGACCTTGCTGGCGGTATCGGTCGCGGTCTCGCCGACGCCCTTGATGATGTTGTCCACCCTGCCGACTGCGTTCTCCGTCAACCTGGCAGCGTTGGACAACCTCCCGAAGATCGTCTCCCTGAAGCGGTAGGTGAGCGTGCGGCGCTCTGGGAGCGTTGCGATGAGAGCCTTTGCGCGAGCAACATCACCGGCAAGCTCGCGTAGGCGCATCTGGACCTTGACGTCGTGCTCCTCCAAGGTGAGCTTGCGCAGCTCCGCCTGTAGGACGTCGATGTCCTTGCGCGCCTGCGCCGTCTTGGCCTTGATGTTGACGTTCTTCTCTTCTGGAACGCGCCGGATGTGCTGCTCGATGTTCTCGAGCGTCTTGACCAGCTTCTCTGCCTGCCCGATGAAGTCGAACTCGACTGTCCGCTGGTCGGGCATAGGTTCAGTGTCTCACCCTGTCGTATTCCACCACTCGTCGTAATCCCACTCGCTGGGGTCCTTGGTGCTGCGCTCCAGCGTCTCCTCAACGCTCGGTCTGAACAGGCTGTCCAGCTTCCCAGGCTCGTGGAAGGCGTGCGCGATCAGAACACCCATCTCCTTCAACTCCCGCGTCCTGCGCCGGGACCGCGCCCGGATGAGCGCCTTCAGGCGGGGGTAGGTGAGGCCGCGTTCGACACCGAGGTTGGGATCTCGGGACCAGACGTAGTCGTAGGTCCATCCCCACTCGGCACCGCAGAGGTCTGCAAGCTCGCCTTCATACTGTCGATCATCACCGTCTGCACCCACGTCTGGAGCAGGTCCGGACCGATCAATTTTCCCAGATGCTTGAGGAGGTCGATCTCGTTCACCTCCGCAGCACGCGCCAGCGCGAGCTTGACCTGCGTGGCCGATGGCGACTTGTCGTACTCGGGGTTGTAGGCGTCCTCTTCCATCGCCTCGCGGGTGGCGTACCCCAGGAACTCGTACTCGGGCATCAGGTCGGGAAGGAACACCTTCAGCACGGCGTAGACACGCGCACCCAAGAACTCCATCACGTTGGATGTCGCCAGGTCTGCGGTGTCGAGTCCCTGGAGTGCCACCCCGAACTGCGACCGCAAGTACCCGATCCGCTGTGGGACGATCGTGTACTCGTAGTCGCCGAGAACGACTTCCGCCGACCCCCCCAGATCGGCAGGCCGCTCACGTTCCAGCTTGCGAGGGTTCGGCATCAAGCCCCTGCGACAGCCTGCTCAGACGCCCAGAGGCCGTACTCCTCGCCGTAGGTCTGGCCCGGCTCCGGGAAGAGCTTGAAGCTCAGCCCCAGCCCGGTGAGCTCGCCCTTGGCACCCTCGAACTCGATCTCGTCGGCGGTGATCTGACAACGGTAGCCGACCCCCATGAAGAAACGTCCGCGCACGACGGGCGGCGGACCTGCGGATTCCTGCACGGTGCCCGACCCCTGGTGGCGACGGCTGACCCAGGCGATCCGGTACTGCGTCACGCTGTTGAACGCACCGAACTTGACGATGTCCTGCGCGCCCGCTCCGCCAGCGGCGGCGACGTCCGCCTCGATGGTCCCCTGCTCGATGACGGCGAGCAGCTCCGGGCGCAGCTCGGCTACGCTCACCGAGATGGTGCGCGACAGATCGGTGATGTCCTCCAGAATCGCACCCGGGACCTGCTGGATCTCGAAGCCCTCGGTGTCGAACCCGCGTGTGTAGGTGAACGACTCCTTGGTTGCCCCGAAGTCCACCCAGCCGGTCTGCGCAGCGTAGGGCGTCGTCATGGCGATGACGTCGCTGATATCGGCTGGGAGCGCCTGCGTGATCGGGGCGTAGAGAACCCGGACGGCACCACCGAGCAGGTTGTCGATGTCGTACGGGAAGGGACCCGTGACGGTAGCCATCTACTGCTCCACCTCCGCTTGCTCGGCGATGCTCATGCTCATGGTCATCTCCCTCCCTCTTGTCCCATCCGGATACACCACGAAGGGCGGTGTGTAGTCGAAGGTGACGAATGGCGAAGCCACGAGAACTCTCTGTCCAAGCGTACCGTCACGCAGCAGTCCAGCCCGGAGAGCATCCGCATAGCCACGGAGCTTGACGGCAGCCGCCTCTGGCTCTGCGTTGTCCACCATGAACGAGACCGTGAAGTCGTAGCGCTGGATAACCCGCTGCTGGATGTCGATCAGCGGGAAGGTCGTATTTCCGAGCTCGATGATGCTGTCGTCAAGGACGACCACCACATCCGGCAACTCGGTCTTCTCCACCGGCTCGAACTCGTAGCTGAGGGCGAGCTCGGGCACCGTCTCCATGATCCAATCGGCAAGGACGGCGACCATCCCGTTTGACCCGATCACCTGAAGGTCCCCGTCCTCGTCCTGATCTTGACGGTGGCACGCCGACCGGCGCTATCGCTGTTCAAGACCTTCTCAACCTCCCGGGTCACCTTCCTGAAGCCGAAATCAGCAACGTCCTGGATCTCGGTGTCGCTGGCACGCACCCAGTCCCTCCCTGGACGATAGGCACGGACAGCGCGGCGATAGATGAAGCCCGTCCCGGGAGGCCCCGGCTCGAACCGGAGCATGTGCGCACGACGTGGACGCCGCTGGAAGCCGGGCTCTCCCTCCTCCGGCGCGAACTTGCGCGGACGCCGCGTCCCGCCGATGCCAGCCTCGGGGCGGAAGTTCACGCGGATGGGGTTGGCGACGACGGCCCGCCGCCCGAAGCGCGTCACATCGAGATATGGGAAGCTCTCGTCGCTGCGCACGTCGATCCCGATTCGGATCTCAGGACGGAAGACGCTGCGGTTCCGCCCCGAGATGTGGACGCTGTCGCGCAAGCGCCCGGTGCGGACGGGCGCGTTGTCCTGCAAAATCTCGGCAGAGACGATCCCGATCTCCTCGATCATCTCCTGTATGACCTTGCGGACGTACTTCTGGTCGATGTCGGTCAGCTTCTCCTGCTTGCGCAATCCACGCGCAGTGATCTTGACGACTGCGATGGCATCGTCGCGTGGCATCAGAGCATGGCGTTCGACTCGCGCAGCATCAACGCGGCGTGCGGGACGTAGAGGTTCTTCTGGATGTCAACGACCATGTAGGAGAGATCGTCAATGGTGACCTTGACGTTGGGTGTCCTGAAGAGGTCGAAGTAGTCGAGGCCCGTCTCACCACCGTGATCGTAGACGACGCCTACGTTGGTGGCTCCATTCGGCGCTGGCCACACCGAGATTGGGACGTGCAGGGCGATCAGCGCATTCCCCTTGGTCAACTTCGCCGTGTTGATGAATGGGAGCTGCCCCTCGGCGGGGTAGACGAAGAACGGGAAGACGGCCTCGGCCATCAGGGGGCTACCCGCGCCCAGATGCGCGGCGTCGAGACCGCGCCGAACGCGGTGACGTTGCTATCCGTCGTATCGGGGAATGTGGACGGCAGCCCGGCGGATTGCGCGTTGACGCTGAGCGCCTGGCCGTTGACGGCGACGCCAGTGACTAGGGAATCCTGGAAGCCATAGGACCCCGCTGTCAGTGCGCTTCCTGCCCATCCCGCAGCATTCGGTAGCGTCGTCGTCGCGCCCTGGACCAGCGCGGCGAGCCAGATCAGGGAGTCAGAGATAAGCTGGCTCAGCGTCACCTCTCTCGCGCCGAGGGTGCCCACATCGACCGTCCCGGCATCGATGATCCGGGCACCTGGATAGCCATCGCCAGTGTCGGCGTAGATGCCGAAGCGGACAGTGGCGGTGGTGGGTGATGAGACCGTGCCGATGCTGATACCAAGGCGATCCAGGACAACCCCCTGCTCGACGTCCAGTGGCGTGCAGTAGAGGCGGTTGTTCTGTCCCCACCCGACATTGCTGAGCGCGCCGCCAACGTTCTGGAAGTAGTACCGACCGGGTCGCATCCGCCGACGCATGTCTGTCGGGGCAATGCCACCAGGGATGGTGACATTGATCCTGTCATTCGCGGCATCGTCGGCCGCTGTGACACCAGACCCCACGAAGTTGACGTAGCCCCGCACAGCGAGTGCAGATCCCTCGTCCATCAACTGACGCGGCTGGGCATCCGCTCCTGCTGGGCCTGTCGCACCTGTCGCACCTGTCGGCCCCTGCGCGCCCGTATCGCCCTTGGACGAGAGGACGGCCCAGTTGGTCGTATCCGACGCCGGGTTCGTGGCCGTGGTCCCTGCAATCGTCCTGATGTAGCTGGAGCCGTTGTAGGTGACGGCATCGTTCACGGCGTAGGCGGTCGCTGCTGCCCATGTCCCACGCCATATGACAGATGCACCAGGAGGTCCTGCCGGTCCAGTTGCACCTGCGGGACCGGCAAGTGGCTGGAACTGGAACGCGAAGACGACATCGGCACCGTTGGCGGGCTCCGTCCCTTGCGGGCTCCCGGACTCGCTGGTGACCGGGATCACCTTGTTCGACCCGTTCGTCACCGCCGGACCAGTCACCTTCCAGCGATGCCAACTCGAAGCACTGCCCTTCGCCTGACCGTAGACGTGGTCGCCAGCGACCAGCGCCATGATCGTTGTGCTCCAATCCACGCCGCCTGTCACTTGATCGACGGGGTGGATCCAGACATGGGTCGCCAGGCTGGGGGAATCGTTGTCAACACCCACGCGTCCAGTCGCGATGGGCGCGCTCACCGCTGCGGCGTACCACCCCCAGACCGACTGCTGGGTGCCTCCGCCCGGAGCGCCCTCCGGTCCTTGAGGCCCCGCCGCGCCAGTCGCGCCAGTCGCGCCAGTCGCGCCAGCCACTCCCTGGATACCCTGGATCCCCTGCGGACCTTGAGAGCCCGTCGCTCCTGTTGCCCCCGTGGGTCCGGTCGGCCCTTGGAGACCTGTCAACCCGCGCTGGGCGATGAGATCCCATTGATTGGTTGACGCCGGGTCCTTGTTCTTGTTGGACGTGTTGGCGATGTAGCTGCTGCCGTTCCGCTCGACGGCATCGCGTGCGGCGTACTGGACAGTGGACGACCACGTAGACCGCCACGTCATGCCGATCGGCCCTGCGGGGCCTGCCGGTCCAGTCGTGCCTGCCGGTCCTGTCGGTCCTGTTGCCCCGGTGGGTCCTGCCGGTCCTACCGGCCCTGCCGGGCCGGTGGAACCCGCCGGTCCGGTGGCTCCAGCGGGACCTGTCGGTCCTGGTGCTCCTACCGGCCCCTGCGGACCGGCTGCACCCTGAGCAGCCAGGAGCGCCCAGAAGTTCGTGTTCGTCGGGAGGTTGCCCGTCGTGACCTTCGTCGCGAAGTAGCTGCTCCCGCCGAAGGCGACCGCATCGTTGATCTGGTAGGTCGCGGTGCCCGAGTACAGACCGCGCCAGTTCAGCCCTGCCGGGCCGATGGGACCCGGGAGCCCCTGGATGCCCTGCGGTCCTGCGGGACCCGTTGGACCCGTGGCTCCTGCGGGTCCCTCCGGCCCTTGCGGCCCTGTCGGCCCCGTTGGTCCCTCTGGCCCAGCAGGTCCGGTGGGACCAGCGTCGCCCTGGGGGCCGATGGGGCCAGCCGCCCCGGCGGACGCGAGCACGGCCCACTTGTCCGGGTCACTGTTGGGCTGGACACCAGTGGACGCGACGATGGCGATGTAACTGGTGTCGAAGTACGACACCACGTCGGCGGCGACATAGGCGGTCCCGGCCTCCCACGCTCCCCGGTACGTCATGCCCGATGGACCTGCCGGTCCCTGAGGTCCTTGAGGTCCTGTAGGTCCAACCGGACCCTGCGAGCCAGTCGCTCCGGTTGTGCCCGTGGGGCCGACAGCGCCGTCCACTCCTGCCGGGCCTTCGGGTCCTACCGGGCCGGTTGCTCCTGTCGGGCCTAGCGGCCCCTGCGCACCATCCGGCCCCTCTGGGCCTGCGGGACCTGTCGGTCCTGCTGGTCCTATCGACCCGGCAGGCCCGGGAGGACCCTGCGGCCCCGGAGCACCTTGGGATATCTCAGCGAAATAGATCTCCCACGGGAGAACGTACTCGGCGTAGGTCGCACGCCACTCGTAGGTGACGTCGCTGTCGATCCACGCGATGAGCTTCCCGTTTGGCGCTGTCAGCGCAGGATCGACTACGGTGCCGTTCGTCTCGTCGTCGTAGATGCTGGCAGGAGCCTGCGTGTCCTGCCTGCGGACCTCGACCAAGGCGTTGCCGAGTGCGTTCCCCGCGAAGTCGGTGGCGCGGATGATGAACGGAACCCGAGCCACTAGACCACGACACCGATCGCGCCCTGCCAGACGTACGGCTGGAGCATGTTGATCACATCGTCGCCCAGACCGGGGGCGAAGTTGACCGCTGCACGGAGGTTCCCCTGCGAAATATCGCGCATGCCCATCTTGCGATAGCTGCGCACCGTCTGGTTGAGGAGATTGGTATCGGCCAGAGCGGTGTCTTCCATGTCGGTGCGGATCGCCGTGCGAACAGGCGTGGGGAAGTTCTCCCAGCCCCAGTTCCCGGTGATCTGCACGTTCGACAGCCCGTAGGCGAAGTCGAACGTGACGCCCACCTCAAATGACAGCAACGCCCAGGAGTAGTAGTTCCTCCCGGCACCGAGCCCAGAGATGACCTCCAGGTGGTCGTGCTTCTCGCTGAGTGTGACATCGCCCACATCCAGCGCCGAGTTGGTGATGTAGAGCGCATCCAAACGCTCCAGGCGCTTCGGTAGGTACATGACGTTGGAGCCCGGACCATCGAGGAGGAACGTCGCGTCCTGCTGGAAGTCGAACACCTGCCCGCAGAACTCCTCGATTGCACTGACCGAAAGCTCGTAGAGCTCCTGCTGCTGGTCCGGCGTGAGTTGCGTCAGCGCCGGGATGTTGGACTCTGCTACCAGCTCAGGCGCAGTGGGATAGTCAGGCATGACCCAACTATCCCACCGTCGCTACCCAGAAGCTGAGCTTGACGAGCCACCAGAGGGAGCGGGTTCCTCTTCCGCTGCCGCCAGGTCTTGCAGCTCCTGCGTGACCTCTTCCAGCCTGCCGGACGCAGCCGCCTGAGCGGCCTGCACCTTCCCCGAAGTGCTGTCCCCGAGGTTGCGGCCCTCCTCGTCCTCCGGAAGCCACTCGTGGTCACCGAAGGCCATCCGTTCGGCACTGCTCGCGGCGTCGCGCATGACGGCCTGTTTGGTGGTGATCGTCCCGGTGGGCGGACCAAAGGGGGCCTCATTGTCGCCGACCACCGTGTTCAGCGGTGCCGCCACCGTCGCATCACCGATCCAGGCGATTCGATCGGCGACGGCGGCCATCATCGCGTCGGGCTTGGCGTTGGCGAAGGTGCCGGGCCGCTCGCTTGCGATCTTGGCCGCCTCGTCGTCCTTGATACTGCGGAAGCCGGGCTTCCCCTTTACGTCCTCGCTGTCGGTGATGGCACCGGGCGCGTAGCGGACGTTGTTGACGCGGACCGGCTCCTCACCCTCGTAGACGTATGGCATCAGGTGGTTCCTTTCTAGACCGCCGCGAGGCCGTACGTCCGGACCACCGCGTCGAACTCCTCAACGATGACGTCGTGCTTGATGAAGAAGACGTAGAACCGCTTGTCCTTCGCGGCCAGCTCTGCGTCGGTGGCACCCGTCACCACGCGCCGCCGGATCTGCCAACTGACGACACGATGGAAGTTCTTCGGGTTGCACAGGAACACGACGCTATCTGGCCAGGAGGGCGGCGTGAGGATGTTGTACCCGAGGGGCTTGTCCGCCGCGCCGCCGCTGCCGAGCAGGAGTGCGTCACCGGCATCGGTGGTGCGGTCGGTGAGCTGCTCCCACCACTGGACCTGTCGGTTGGGTGACATGATCCAGACGTTCCCGGGCTGGTTCCGGTACTTCGGCGGCATCGCGAAGAGAGCGTCGAACATGTGCGCCTTGGAGAAGACACCGCTGTTCGTGGTCGCGCCGTTGAGGTTGCGTCCGGCCTGAGCGGCAGTCGCGACGAGCTTGAGGATGCCGTCGTTGATGGTGAGGAAGGCGGCATCGGCGCTGGCATCGGCGCTATCGCCGTTGATCTCTAGGTCTTCCAGGTCCAGCGCGAACTGCGTGGTCATCTCGTCGAGCATGTCGCTCTCCAGGCCACCGCTCTCCAGGTTCTCGTGGAGCGCGTCTTCGGTGATCTCCCAGGGGAGCCGCACCTTCTTGGTCGTGTACGGCACCTGCTCGAAGGTCGCGCCGACCCGGTACCCGTCATCGGCGTTCTCGGTGGCAGCACGGATGATGCGCGCCCCGGTCGCCATCTTGTCCACGACGCCTGTCGCGGCGGTGCGTGTGTCCTGGGTGAGCTTGGTGCTGAGGACGCCCCGGTCCTTCAGCGCCCGGATGAAGGCCCGTCCGCGTTCGGCAGACAGGAGGCCGGTGCCGACACCTGTGGTAGTGATCGTGGCCTTGGTGAGTGCTTCGCGCCTGTCCACGGTTACTCCTCGATCAGCAGACCCGCGAGCGGGTGGTCGGACTCGGACTTGGTCACCCTGTCGCGCTGGTCGTCGCGCTGGGTCGAGTCGCCGGAGGCGAGCTTGTCCACGTCGGCCTTGATCTCGTCGAGCGACTTGGCCACCTCTTCGAGACGATGGTAGACCTCGGCCTGCGGGACCTGCTCCTCCTCCTTCTCCTCGTCTTCCTTCTTCTTCCCGGCGAGCGTTTCGGCGATATCGGCGAGCCGGTTCGCCAGCGCCTCGACCTGAGCCGAAGACTTGGTGATGGCCTCCTCGATACGCTCCAGGCGCTCGTCGGACGCGTTGTCCGACACCGTCGTCTCCTCCTCGGTCGCGAGCTCTACCTCTGCATCGACATCTTCCTTCGAGATGCCGAGCGTCTTGCCGATGGCGCGAAGCCAGCCCTTGTTTTCGGTGTCAGTCACGCCTTCGCCAAGCCTACCTTCCGTATCTTCTAGAGCCTTGGCCAAGAACACGATGTCGTCGTGCGTGACGCCGACGCTGCCCAAGGCGAGCGCCCACGTCTCCACGAGCTCGTCGCTGACGTCCTCGGCCTTCATCATCTTCTTGCCGCCGCTACGCCACTTCGTCGTCCCCTCACCGAGATCCTTGAGGACGGCGCACACTCGCTTGGCACGATCGGGACCGAACCGCTTGGTGTTGTCGCGGACGCATGCCGTGAACGGATGCGGCTTCTTCATGTAGAAGGCGATCAGGTGCCGCAGAGGACCTCGCGCCGCCGCCTGATTGCGAGCGATGTCGGTTCCGGGCGGACCGAGCACCTTCTCCAGTTCCTTCTGCACGCCCCTCTTGCATGCAGGCATATCGGGGAACTTCTTGCAGACGGCGGCGCGGACGGCAGCCTCTTCGGGCTTGCCGCTTGATCTGGCAAGCGCGTTCGCAGCGTGCGCCCGATCGTGGATCGGGTAGCGCTTGTCCTTCGGGAAGACGAAGGCGCTGCTGGGAAGGCTCTTCCTGCCCTTCGATGTGAGGGCAGCCTTCTCCACCAGCGTCCTGATGCCCGTCCCCTGGATGCTGACCCCGGTGAACTCACCCTTCTCGATGGCTGCCTTACCATCGTCGGTGGGCGCGATGCCGATCACCCAGGCGCCCTCCTTGATCAGTTCCTCACCGACGAGGAAGGTGGACTGCGCCACGAAGTTCTCCACCACGGTGCCGAATGGATCCAGCGCCTCGTGCATCTTGTTGACGAGCGCGCCGTTCTTCATGAAGCGATGTGCCGCCTTGCGGATCTCGTCGGCATCACGCCATTCGTCCTCAAGGTCGGTATCGGCACCGACGCCGGGATTCTCACGCGCACCCGGCTCAGCGACTATGCAGTAGACGGCTGACCAGTCGTCCGCCTTGACAATGCGCGACGGCGGCAGCAGGAACTCCTCGCGCTCCTCGTCCTCCTGCTTGCGGAGGTAGAACTTGCGCCTGTTCGCGCCCTTGTCTACCAGGCTGACGGCGACCACGTCAACGTCACTGAGGAGATGGAAGGCCATCGCTCACTTCCTCACGTACATGGTTTGTCCCAGCGAGACGATCATCCCCGCCTCGAAGCCCGGACCGTGCGATCCATAGAGCGCCAGGTCTATCCCCGCGCCCTTGTCGGCGTCGTCATAGACACGGATGGTGGCTAGCTCCTCGCCGCACAGGGCGATGCTGACCGCCTCGACCATCGGGGCCAGCTCATCTGGCAGATCGATGGTGATAGCGCCGCTGGCGGCGGTGAACTCGATTTGGCCGTAGACGATGCAGAAGTTCTCACCGACCGCGATGCCCATGTCGGGACTGTCGATGCCCGGGACCTGGAAGTCGGCACCCGCCTTGTAGGCGATCAGGTCAGGCCCGAGATCACGTACCAGAGCCTCAGGCATTGGGCGCTCCGTTGGTGGTGACGCCCGTGCGCTGACGCTCGGCCTGGATAGCGAGCTCGTTGTCGGTGCTGCGCTGCTCACGGTCGGCCAGGCCGGGACGTAGACCGCGCTGGTCGCTCGTGTCGTTGCGGTGCTCCGCGCCGCGTGGCTGGCCGATGTTGATCAGCCGGTCGTTGATGCCGCTGGGGTACTGACCGGGCTCCGGGTCTTGCCCATCCTTGGCCTCTGGGAGCGGGCCGTAGCCGTGAGCGGCGCGATGCTCGCGCAACGTGATGTCCGCCGCCTCGGCGAGCCGCTGTGCCGACTCGCGCCGGGCCGCGTCCGACTCGACGGCCATCCGCTTGAACTTCAGCTCCATGCTGCTGTAGCCGAGATCCTTGATCAGCGTGGCGCGCAGACGCGCCTCGTACCTTGTCTGCTCGGGGTCGAACAACTGCTCCAGGGTGATGCTGCGCTGAACCTCCGCGTCGTAGCGGCCCTCGCTCGACAGCCCGACGAAGATCGGCTGCATGCGGAAGGCGCTCAAGATCCGCTGGGCGTTGTCGGTCCGGTAGTTGACAAAGCCCATGTCCCGCTCGCTGATCTCGCCGAGCGTGATCTTCTCGACGGTGGCGTTCTGCGGCAGCGGGATGATGGCCACCTTGTCCCTGTGACCGCTGTCCGACTTGATGGTGTTGCCGATCCGCGCCACCGTCTCCTGCGGCACGCGGAAGGTGACCTTCTGGCCCATCGTGTCATCACCTGTCGCCGAGATGAAGAGGAGCGTCGGCGGGGTGCCGCCAGAATCGAAGAAGCCGATGTTGTACTCGGCGGCGAGCTTGTCGCCCGCGTAGTCCATCGCCTCGGCAACGTCCCTGGGGAGCCCGTAGTCGCGTGACTCGCTGGTGTAGAGCTTGAAGCTGAGCGCCTCGTTGCGTGCCCAGGTCTTGCCTTGCTCCAGGTCGCCGGTCGGCTCACCGTCATCGGTGTAGTTGACCTTCTCGCCGAAGTTGTAGAACTCGACGCTGGCCACCTGCTCATCCTCGTCAAGGAGGACGTAGCCGCTGCGGTCCTTCAGGCGACGCATCAGCTTGCCGGGGATGTGGAACAGCCCGTCGATCTTGCCGGTGCGCTTGTCGCGGCTGACCTCCAGGAACCCCTGGCCGACCTCCTCCTCGTCCGTCTTCACAGCGAACATGAGCTCGGTGAAGCTGGGCCGGTCCATGCGGACGTCACGCATGGCCAGCGCCTCCAGCGTTGCCGCAACCTGACGTGCCACATCACGCGGGTCTGTGACTTGCTCCTCGTGACCTTCGGCAACGTCGATGCCGTAGCCCAGCCCGACGACGTTGGTGGAGATCGCATCGATGATGCTGGCCCGCAGACTGCTGATCTGGCTGAGTTTGGCCAGCGACTCCAGGCTGACGGGCGGCTCCAGCGCGTTGTCAGGGGTGACCGGCTCGTTGGCCGGGGGCTTCTGGGTCGTCTTGCCGCCGAGCGCAAGCCCCGCGACGATGATCTCGTGGGACTTCTCAAGGTGCTCGGCTGCGTCCACAGCCTCAGGTTACGTCTACGTCACGCTCCAGCGCTGTTTTCGTGAGGAGCCGACAGTTGCAATAGGGACAGACGCAGACGCCTGTCACATTCGGCGACCACAACAGCGGGAAGGGCGTCCAGCACTGGGGACAGACGGTGCTGACCGGCTTGTCGCGTGGTATGGCACCGCGCAGGAAGTCCTCCGGGCTCGGCGAGCCGAAGTACATCGCGCCGCGCTGACCTCTCATGCCTCCAGCACCTCCACGTCTATCGTCTGCTCGCCGACCATCGCGAACTGATTGGCCGTGCGCACCATCACGTCGAGGCCGTCGAGCTTGTCGTCATGGCGTGCGTGCGGGAAGTCGCGCCACTGCTCGTACAGGCTCAGCTCCTGCCACTGGTCGGTCACATCCGCCGTCAGGCCGAGCCACGTCGGCTCCCAGCAGCGCATGAAGCCGCTCTGCGCGAACGGCCCCAGCGCCTCAAGCCGCTCCTCCTTCGCGCCCGCCACGCTGATCTCCACCAGCTTGTGCGTCAGGTCCTTTCGGGCAATCGAAAGGGCACCCCGGAAGTAGCGGTCGAGCGTGATCTTGGCCCCGCCGATGGCGATCACGCCCATGCCGAGGCGCTGGTAGCGATCATGGAGGATGCCGACCAGCGCGCACTGACGCGGGATCGGCGCACGCACGTCGCGTATCTCGACGACGTCGAGGTTGGAGCCGTGGAGCGCGCCCACCGTGATGTTGAAGAAGTCGGGGTCGTCGTCGCCGCTGCCAGGCGCCGGGTCGATCCCCATGTAGAAGCGGCAGTACTTCAGCGGGGTCTCGTTGGGATCGAGGATCTGCACCCACTCGATCTTGAGCTGCTCGCCCATCTCGGCGCGGCTGTCCAGCAGATGGATGCGCCGGAAGCGCTGCGGCTTCATCTTGCGCTCGTTGAAGAGCCGCTCCCGCGTCCAGACCTCCGGCCAGGTGAGGGTGCTCTTGGCATCGCTTTCCAGGTCTTGCTCACGCGGGGGCTCGCTGGGGTTGTCGAGCTTGGCGATGCTGGGCCGCTTGAAGAGCTTGTACCCGGGACGAGCGGAGAGCGTGGAGACGAGATCGCGTATGTCGTTGAAGTTGCCCGAGACGATGGCCTGGCCACTGGCGACGAGCCGCGTCTCGAACTGGAGATCCCAGAAGTCGAGGGCGCGGCGACGCAGCGTCGGTGACATGGCGTTCTTGGGCGTCACCAGATCATCGGCGATGAGCACGTCGATGCGGCGACCCTGGACGCCCTTGCTGTCCAATCCCTTCGCCTGCCAGGTGGGGTCTTTCGATGCGCCGTGGCGGTTGACGATGATGGCGTCGTAGCGCCAGGTGTCCTCCGTGGGGTCGGGGTAGACCAGACGCTTGCCCTTGGGATCGACAAAGTCCCGGGAGAGGAACTCGTTGTTCTCGATGTGCCACGCGACCACGCTGAGATTCGACGCGGCCAACCCCTCCTCCTCGCTGGCCAGCATCCCGCGCAGCAGCTTCTGCATGATGGCGGCGCGGTACGTCAGCCAGAGCGGGTAGACCTGGCTACAGATCGTCGTCTTCATGAACTCGGGCGGGAGCATGACCACGCTGCGCGAGTTCGACCTGATGAAGCGGAGCATGTCCTGTGCGAACGCAGGCATGCTCGACGCCCAGCTCTGGTCGTAGGGGCGGAAGTACGTCTCTGCGAAGAAGACGGGGTTGGCCAGCGCCCGCTTGACGCGCTGGACCCGCTTCTCCTCAGGTGTTGCCATCGTCCTCTTCCGCGATCACACCCTCGATGATCTCACCACCCGCCTCCAGCCAGGCGGTCTCCATGCGATCGATCTCTGCGGTGTCGATCCCGCCGAGGTCAACGGTGGTGCGCCGCTCGATGCGGATGGGGGCGCTGGCGCCGCTGATCTTGGCCTGCAACTCGATGATGCGCATCGCCTCGCGCACCGCCTTGACGTCGCCTTGCAGCGCATTCGCCCAGACCGCCCGCTTGAGCTGGTCCAGCTCGAACAGCTTCATGTTGCGGACGGCGCGGACGTTCTCCTCGTCCTCCTCGCCCCACTTCTGCATGACGCGATTGAGAGCGCGGCTGACGTTGCTCTGCGTCATGCTGAGCCGGTCGGCTATCTGCTGCTCGGTGAGACCAGCCGCACGCAGCTCCAAGATGCGATGGCGTCTCCGCGCTCTGTCGAGGATGCCCGCCCGGGTATCGCGTGCGACCTCAGCGCGACGCGCTGCGCGGCGCTCTTCCTCGTCCGCTAGATGCCCGTTGCTCTCGCTCATCGAAGAGGCTCAACTGTTCCCGCATCGGCGGCTGGTAGCCACTGAACCACTGCCTCGTGATCAGGCAGCGGTCGTCGTGCGGCTTTCGAGGGCCGCGACGCGCTTGTGGTTTTCCTGTTCGGGTGTCCCGCACTTCTGCATCTTTGTCCGGTAGTAGCGACCTTGACTATAAGCGAGCGCTCGGCGCATCAGTGCAGGCGAATCCTTGAAGTGGCCAAGGCCAGCATTGCAATGGAAGCAGAGCAGACCCCGGATCTCACCAGTCTTGTGACTGTGGTCTATGTGCGGCTTCGTCATCACCTGACGACAGATTGCACCCCGCCCGTCTTGTTCAGTGAGCAGAGCGTGGAAGTCCTCCTCGCTGATCCCGTAGCGCCACAGTCGCATGTACGCGCCGTCGCGATGTGCCTTCTGCCACTCACCAACCCGGCGCTTGTCGCACTCCTTGCACGCCCGGCGACCAGCGTAGAAGTCGCCGGTCTCCTTATCCTCGCCGCATTTGGAGCAGATCATCGTGCTCGTGCCTCCAGGGCCGCAACGCGCTTGTCGTTCTCCTGTTGTTGCGTCCCGCAGACTTGCATCTTCGTGCGGTAGTACGCCACGACGGAAACTCGTTCCGCACCGCAGAGGCTACAGGGTCGCCGGGACATCTTCTCCCCGCAACGGCAGACCATCGCGGTGTTCCCGTGCCACTGATGCGCGTCCATGAGGAGGAGATCGCCGTGGCGCATGTCCACGCCGACGCGGTACTCTGGGAAGACGAGCCAGCCGCCGTCGAACTCCCCCCCCCGCCCGACCGCGAGACACGAGAACCCGGCATCCAGATCGCCCTTGTCCTTGTGGACGCCCGTGGAGTAGCTGTTGTTCACCGTGATGGTGGTGAAGGGCGTCCGTTGTACGACCCAATCCCTCTCCGTAAAACGTGAAACCTGGCTCTGGTTGGCGTAGCGATCTGGGACGTGCTGGGCGAACTTGGCAGCGATAGCGCGCAGCAGCGGCGCGAGCATGTCCCAGACCTCGGCGTTCTCACGCGTGAAGTTGGTCAGCCGACAGTAGCCGCGCCCGGGACCGGCATCCATCGCGCCCATTATCCCGCTGAAGACGGGCATGGTCCGCGTCCGGTTGCCTCCCGCGCTGACGCGCTGCGTCCCGCTGGCCAGACCGCGATTGTCGGTCGTCATCTTGATCTTGCGCAACGTCGGCCACACTGCGTCCATCTCCACCAGGACGCCTCCCGGGAGGTAGACGCAGAGCGGCTTGCCGTCCGGGAGGAGTATGCGCGCCGGACCTGTGAGACTGAGATTGATGTCGGTCGGTGTCAAGATCTTGCCGATCTTCGTCTCCATCTCGGCGGCGCTTATCTTGGTCCGCAGACGCGCCTCGATCATGCCAGCACCTCGCGCTGACGCACCGGCTGCTTCAGCAAGCGGATCTCCGTGCGCCCTGACTTCTTGGCCGTGTTCAGGCGGCAGAGCTCGGGGTAGCGCTGGGCGAGCCACTTGGCGCTGGACGTCACGCGCTCTGTGGTCCTGGTCTCTTGCATCCCGCCCGGAGTGGTGTAGTAGCTCGTCCGCAGGCTGTAGGCCTCCAGGCGGACGACGGCACCGTCCACGATGAAGTGCTTGATGGTGCGCTCGAAGTCCTCCTTGTCGTCCAGGGTGACCGTGAGACGAGCGTCGTGCGAGTTGATGCAGCCCCAGAACGCCCCCACGATGTAGATCAGCCCGACGTTGATGCGCAGCTTCATGAAGAGCGGGTTGAGGACGGGGTAGATTCCCCACAGCCGGGCGTCGATCTCCCTGCACGACCAGAAGCCGAGCTTGATCATGGTGTGGAAGTCCACCGCGTCGAGCGGCTGGTAGCGCTTGTCGTGCAGCTTCCTGTAGAAGCCCGTGATGTCGTCATCGACGTTGAGCACCTCGGCGGACGCGGGGTAGTAGTTGCTGATGTAGCGCCGCACGGCTCCCATCCCCGGCTGTGCGATGACGATGTCACCGCACAGCGTCCTGGGGATCGTCTTGCTGTAGCGGCTCGCCTCATCCTCGTCGGCGACGAAGAGGGTGATGCGCTCCTTGGGCACCCGGAGGCTGGCCAGCAGCTTCAGCGTCCGGTCACGGCAGATGTGCTCGCGGCGGTAGGACGGGACGGCGACGAAGGGCCAACTGCTAGCTGGCAGAAGACTCGGCATGCAGCACCTCGGCATGGGTGGTGACGGCGCGGAAGATCGTCTGGGCGGCGCTTTCGAGATCGTAGTGCTGCTTCAGGATCGCCACCGCCTGCATGAACGGCTCGTACTGGTCCCTGGGGAGGAGCAGGACTATCTCTCTGTTCGCGCCCTCGTTCCTGTTCTCCCAGCGCTGCGCGGTCTCCTCGCTGGACTCGGTGTAGTCGCCGGAGAACTGCTCCACCTCGGTCTCGCGGACGGCGTCGAGCGCGGCCACCAGATCCTCGATGTCGTCGATGTTGAACCCGGTGGCGTCCAGCAGATCCTTGCGCTCCATGTCCTTGAGGACGATGAGGAGCCCATCGTCGTCCCAGGTCGCCTCGTCGCTGCTGCGATTGTCCATCAGCATGTACGCCGTCGCCTCGTCGTCGGGGAGATCGGTGTAGACGCATGCGATCTTCTCCCAGCCGAGCTCTTGCGCGGCCAGGTAGGTGTGATTCCCCGCGATGATGACGCCGTCGCTGTGGCCGACGAGGATGGGGCGCATCTGCCCGAAGCGCGTCAGGCTCCGCTTGATCGTCTCCACGCGCCCGCGGCGCGGGTTGCCCGGATGCGGGACGAGCTCGTGCAGATCAATGGCCATCCCCTCCAGCTCCTGTGACATAAGCATGCCCTGGAGCATAGAGGTCCGAGGGGACGGAAGCAGCCGAAACATCGCTGCTGTAGGCTCAAAGGTGCCAGCCCGCGCCTTGGGTCGCGGGAATGGTATGAGGCGAGTCCGGAGGGTGTTCGCCTACCCTCCTTTGGCGATGCTCTGTGACCCCGGGCTCGCCTCGCTTACCCATCCCAAAGGAGGGGAAAGGAGGACGAGATGCTGATCATCATGCTGATCGGGATCTGCATCGGGTTCGCGGGTGGCTACTGGTGCGCCCGCCCGCCCCGGAGGCGCTGGCGCGTGACGCAGCGCGTGCACGACGACTTCTATGAGGTCTGCGTGCAACGAGGTCGCCGCGTGTGCGTGGTGCGGACGGTGGACTTCCGCTGGGGCGTGGAGCGCTTCCAGAGGGAGCTAGCCCGCGCATATACCGAAGCACGCACGAAGGCGAACTCGCTCTGTGCGTCGGAGTGAGCGGAATGGAGCGGTACGGAAACGAAAAACGAGGATTTACCTATGCATGACGGATGGCGGCAGATGGTGTTGACACCCGACTTTCTCCAGACCTGGGAGCAGAACATGGGGACCACCCCCGCCCCGCGAGCGTACGCGCACAGGGACGGCAGACTGGCCCTGATGGGACGCGAGCCGGTGGCCGTGGAGGATGTGCGCTGGCATCTCTCAATACGCTGGGCAGACCCGAAGACGAACGCCGGGCGCGTGCCGACGTGGGAGGAGATGGTGAACACGGTGCACGATCTGCGGCCCGGGGTCGCGTTCGTCGTCGGCATCCCCCCGGCGAGCTGGTGGCTCAACGTCCACCCCGACGTCCTCCACGCCTGGGAGACACGCGATCCCTATCTGGTGGCGCAATGGCGCGCCGAGGCACGAGGGGACAGGGTGACATGAGCAACCACGCGAGCCAATGCTGGCTCCAGCGGGTCGCGGTTGCGCTGGGGGACGATGCGCTCCGCCGCCCCTTTATCGATGAGAGCGTGCAGCTGGTGCGGGCCGAGCGCGACGCGGCGGAAAAGACGCTGCGGCAGATCGCCGCGCTGGAACCGGAATCCCACGATTTGCAGGTGAATGAGGACGAGCGCCTCCGCTGGATCGGGCGGCACGCGGCGCGCATCGCGGGGCTATGGGAGCAGGGACGATGACCCAGCAGGACGAGCGCGAGGACGATCTCAGATTCATGCGCGATCCCAGCCTCTGGCTCTACTGGCCGTGCCTGCCCGTCGTCCATCGGCACTACGGCGCCGCGGGCGTCATGATCCCCGGTTGCTGCCACGTCTGGTTCACCAACATCCACGATCTCCCGAGCGGCAGCTTGGGCGACATACTCGCCGGTTTGCAGGGGATTCACTACCCCACGTTCGAGCAGCTCGTCGATGACTGGCGGGTGGACTGACGGGTGGCCCTATGAGACGTGATGACGAGCGTCGTAGCAAAACATCTCCGCACGTAGCGGATCTGCCCGCACAAAGCGAGAGGAGCCCTGGTAGGCTCCCCTCTAGACACTGAGATGACGCCTATTGACGACTTCCCGAAGTGCCGAGCATACCAGATGCCCAGGCGGCATCGCAGCAGATCGCTGGTAAATCGTTACAAGTCACCTGCACAGCGCAGATTTCGTGGTTGCACGCGCTGGCAGGCACAGTCCCATCGCTGGGAGCACATGTGACGTACCGCCCGATGATGGATGAGCAGATCATCGGGGTCAAACCGAGCGGTGCCGCTGCGATCCTCGGAAGAGAGCTGAGATCCTACGCCACGCTGGTGCGTAGTGACCTGCCGGGCCGAGGACGCAAGCGAGCCACGCTGAGACGACTGGGTCGTTTGGCCGGTCGCGAAGACCTGATCGAGTCTGCGGTCACGCAGCTCGACAGGCGCACGCCCACGCGCTGACCGAACGTCACGCGATGCAGGCGCGGCACATCCCGTTGGCGGCATGAGCGGTCGTCATCAGAGGGGCATCGCGTCGGGTAGGCGAGGTAAGACCAAGGGTCCCAGTGCGCCGAGAGCAGAACCACACCGCGGAGATCGGTATCTCGGGGAGGGGGCTACCATCTACGTCTGCGGTGCGGTCCTCTCGCAGCGCCCTCCGCTCTTCGCGCTCTGGGGCGTTCCAAAACTCGCGCATATATCCTCACCGGGCCTATGTCCACCAGCGCGGGATGTCCGTAGCCATGGGGAAACAGGCGCGCTCTGGCGCACGCCTGGGTGCTCGGGCGCCCGGGGCGGTGTAGACTGCGCTTGCGCAGTCGGGCAGTACGGTCCACTCAGGGGCCGGGCGCGGGGGTCACCCGCGTCTCCAGACATCCGCTGCGCCCGCGTCATGCGGCACCCAAAGGAGGGTGGTTGATATGCAGTTCCCGTACCCCACGATCGTCTGGGCAAAGGACGAAGGGGCCGGGAGCCCCGACCAGCAGGACAGCGATCAGACGACGATTGCCAAGACGGTGCACGAGAAGATCCGTGCCCGTGCGGCGCAGGCCGACCTCATGGGTGTGAACCCGATGTCGCTCGCGCAGGTGGCCAGCTACGAGTCCTTCCTGGGCTCGCCCGAGGGGCAGACGTTCCTCGACGCCATGGGCGAGTACACGACGGACGAGCTGAAGCCGATCGCACGGAAGGGCAAGTCGAACGACGCCAAGGGGCTCCTGAACACCGCCTACGAGACCGCCTGGGCCGAGTGGACCAAGACCCACCCGGTGAAGAAGGGCCACCTCTGGCTGAAGGGCGTGGTCGCCTACGAGATGGCCCGCGCCGAGCTGGAGGCCAGCGGCGACATCGCCGCCTGAGAGGGAACCCGGGGCCGGGTGCGATCCGGCCCCCCTCCCCCCTGCCCCAGGACGTGAACGTCCGTGCCCTGCGGACGTTGACGCCCCGAGACCGGGGACCCACATACCTACCCAGAGGAGGAACCCACCTCATGTTCCGTACCCCTACGGGACAGACGGGCACCGACGCCTATGTGTACGAGGCAGCGCAGATCGCGAACGCCCAGCGTGAGCTGGACGCGAGGATGCAGGACCTGCTGACCGCGATGCACACCGAGCAGCCCGATCTGTTCCACAACACGACCGACTTCGCTCCACAGTGGGCGCGAGCGACCAGTGCCCGCAATCTCCTGGAGTACCTCCAGGGAGAGGATCACTACCGCCAATGGCTCCGCCAGAGCGGGGTCGTCTAAACGACGCATGCGTCCTGATATGCGACCGCGCCGCTACGTGCGAGCGCGGTTGAGGCGAGCGTCCACGTTGATGCTCGCGTCAACCGCACTCCAACGGGGAGTGCTGAGCAGAAAGATCATCACATGGATGGCGATAGAGCGCCTGGGAGCGCGAACGCGGCAATAACGACCGCAGACGGTGTGACGGTGAACGTCGGCAGCCGTGTCTTCTCGCATTACACGATGCACTGCCACACGATCCTGACAGCACCGGATTCGCAGGGATGGTTCTACCTCAGCCGCGAGGACGACACCCGCGAGCTGCTCAACGGGGAGCGCATCTGCTCCCTGGATCACGCCCGCAGGATGGGCTGGCTGAAGCCGTGATGTACGAGCCGAACACCAGCCCGTTCGGGCTGACCTTTGAGAAGTGGGAGGCGCTGGAGGGCGACCAGCTCCAGCGTCACTTCCTGAACCAATTCTCAAACATCGATCTGGACGAGTTCCGCAGTTGCGCCCACGCGGAGCTGAGCAAGCCGATCCACGAGGACGACGAGCGTCTGGTCAACTTCGCGCACGACTGCACGATGGTGCTGGTCCGCCGAGGCGGGAGCTGGTAGCGACCAGAGACGCGGAGCGCGGGTGCGACGCGCTCCCTGTCTGTGGTCATACCCAACCCGAAGGAGGGAGTAGCACGATGGAAAGCATCGAACTGGATTGCCCGCCCGGCGATCCGCGCCCCGGCGACTTGATCGCGGGCGTGCTGGATGGCACCGGACTCGCGGTCCCGGAGTCGGAAAGCCGCGTCTTCGGCAACTGGACCTGGACGTTCGACGTCCCGCGTGACGACTGGGTCGGGCGCATCCAGCCCATCATCAAGCCCAGGATCGAGGCGCTCTACCACGCGGGCGTGATCCGCTACGGAAGCTGGTGATGTGAGCAGACGCGGGGGCGGCATCTGGTCACGATGTCGCCCCTGCGCCTGTTCACAAACGAGCAGGATCACTACCCCAAAGGAGGGGACATGGCAGTGAAGAAGCCGTCGCCAGACACCTGGCACGACGAGACAGCAGATGAGGACACCATCCTCATCGAGCGCCGCGAGGTGATCGACCGCGTCTACCTCGGGCCGGACGGCGACAAGTCGCCGCTTGAGGCGTCGTTCGAGTCGATCGCCAAGTACGTCCAGGAGAACGCCCGCGAGCGCGAGGGCATGAGCATCCAGTTCACGTACCGAGCGCACGACTTCCACGTCGCCGTGGAGCCGCGAGGCTGAGACATGGGACGCCTCGTTATGAGATCCGGGCACTGCCCGATCTGCAACTGTCGGCGACTGTGCGCGGGCAGGACCACGCGACATAGCTGGCACGCGACGGCCGCGATCCTGACCTTCGGGATGAGCCTCCCGGTCAGCGGGGTCGCGTACTCCATCGACCAGCAGCGGAAGGCGAACGCTGACGGCAATCCCGCCAGGATGTTCCGCTGCCAGACCTGCGGCTCCCCGATGACGGAGCTCTACGAGTAGGAGGGGTAATGGAGCCACTCATCGTGAAGCCGTGTCCGGCCTGTCGCGGCACGCACTTCGACAGGACGGCAGTCCTGGTCGTGTGCCTGAACTGCGGCTACGGACGCCCGATCCCGGAGCCGTGCGACCCGATGCTCTGCGTCACCTGCAACTGGCCGATGGAGCCGTGCCCGAGGCAGAGCATCTAACCCAAACACCGAAACACAGCGAGGTATCGCTGCTGTAGGCTTCGCATAATGGGGGGGCCGCTTCGTGCGGCCTCCACCGAACCCAAAGGAGGGACGCATCACAATGGCTGATGCACAAGCGAGCGTGAAGCTCCATCTCGCGCTGGAGGTTGAGCTGCGAGTGGTGGCGGAGTTCACGCAGCAGCAGGAGCTCGCCTCCTGGCTGCAAGACCCGGCGAACGTGGAGCTGGTAGCGACCACGTTCCTCGGTAGGATCGAGCGCCTGGCAGGAGGCCAGGAGTACGACGAGGTCGGCTGGGTGGATGAGAACCGCCCCGTCCTGCTGGCAGATCTGCAGGACACCGACATGACCTGGAGCGAGGGTAGCCTGCCATGAACATCGACGATCTGGGTCGCTACGACCCGGAGAACCCGACCCACTGGATCCCCATGGACCCGGGGGACGTGATGTACGTCAGCGTCGCCATGCAGATCCTGATCCCCATCCAGGGGCAGGAGGGCGGGAGCCGCAGCGTCGAAGACTGGGTCCGGCACTACATGGACTCGGCGCTCGACCTGAGGGTCAACGTGCTGGGACCGGGCGAGGCGGCGAAGGTGTGCGAGCGCGGCCACGTCGTGCCCGAGCACGCCCTGGGAACCATCCCCGCCTACCCGGGCGACAACGAGACGCCGCCGCAGCCCGAGATGGAGGCCTGCGAAGACTGCGCCGATGAGGCCGTCGCCTGGGCGGAGCGCCATTACGAGCGATGACGACAGTCCAAGAGCTGAGGACGCTCCGCAGCGTGGAGCGTCTGCCAGCAATCCTCGAAGGCATCGAGAAGGATCTGGCGATCATCGCCAACGAGCTGCGTCGCGTTGCCGACGCGCTGGACACCACCCACAAGGAGGAAGAGCAGGAATGAGCACATTCGGATGGGATCTCCCGCCCGGCGTGAGCACCAACGACATCCCAGGCAACCGCCCGCAGGACATCGCTGAGGAGCACTTCTGGGATGCCCTGATCTCAAGGGTCGAGGCGAAGGGGCTCGACATCCCCGGCGGCGAGACTTGCGACGGCCAGGTCTACTGGTACGAGAACCCGGCCATCTGCGCGTTGATCGACATCGTGCGCGAGATGGTCTTCAACGAGGCGTACGAGCAGGGCCGCGCCGAGGGCCAGATGGAGGAGATGGACCGCCAGGAGGCCAAGGGCCGGAGGAAGGATGCCTAGGACCAAGACCATGACCACGACGCAGTTCGCCGCTCGCCTGCTGCACGCGCAGGCAAGAGTGATCGAGCAGCACTACGTCAACGGTGAGATCCACGTCAACGTGATCATGCCCAACGGGAAGCCCAGGACGTGGCGAGTGGAGCGCCCCGATGGCTGAGTTCTCCTACATCTGCAACGCCCCCTTCCGCATCGGCTTTCGCGATCGGGCGTACGTCGTCAACACGAGCGACCCGGCCTCCGCGCTGGCCGAATCGGTGCTGGACAACATCGACACCGACCTCGACATCACCATCGGCGGGGTGACGATGTTCCTCGCCGCCTGGCGCGACCCGGACCACTGGGAGAGCGACTGGGCGGGGAAGCTCAACATCCCAGGCGCCGAGGTCGCAGAGCGCGTGGCGCAGATCTTCCGCGACGCCATCGACACCGATGGCTGAAGAGCACCCCGAGCTGGAGAGCATGGAGGCCTGGAAGCGCTACGTCGCAGAGTGTCAGGCCAAGAGCATCTGCGCCCGCTGTAAGAAGCCCGCGAGGTGGTACAGCGACGCGGGCCGCAGGGAGTACCAGATCAGCGGGCTCTGTGAGTACTGCTTCGACGCGATGTTCGCGGTGGAGTGATGCGCTACGCGAGGTGGGAGGACGCCTACATCTCGCAGCAGCAGATCTTGGAGTGGTCGCAGTCGGAGATCGGGGTCAAGTACCTGATCGGCTTCTTCGGTGAGATGAACGAGAAGCACACCGAGAAGGCCCGCCGGGATGTCCGCGTGCTGGCGGGTATCCAGCTAGAGATGCTGCGTGAGGCAGAGCCGATCTACGTCAGCAGTGACGTGACCGATCTCATCGACGACGCACGCGCCAAGTGGAAGCCGGAGAAGCTACTGCCGAACGACCCGTTCGCGCCGCGTGGGTTCTGCCTGTTCCCGCGCCCGGTGCTGATCGACGATATGCCGGTGACCAAGACGCATCCGTGGCGCAGCGGCATCGGCCTGATCCCCGTCCGCGCAGTCGCGTGGCTACCGATCCACAGCGAGGATCTCAGCGTCGGCACCTACTGGATCGCCTTCTACGTCCACTGCGATGACGAGTTCGCCCTGGCGGATGAGCGTGGCGTCCCATCCAGGCTGGAGATGGGCCATCCGGACGACCCCGAGCCAGTGCACAGCAGGGACGAGATCCGCAGGATCATGCCGTTCAGCATCGTCCATCAGTGGCAATGGTCGTGGGGACAGCCCGGCTACGAGAGCTTGGACGACCCGGAGGCGTACGACATCCTCGCCGAGGACAGCTTCGAAGATGTGCGCGAGCGTGCCCGCCAGCAGACCTCCCTGATCCAGACGATGTGGCGCATCGGCAGCCAGCTCGTCCCGACCAAGGCCCGTCTGCCGCGACAGCTCAGACGTGACAGCCAGAGGAAGAAGCGCCCGGTTGACGATGTGACTGTGATCACGCTGCGACGCGGACGGCAAGGCCAAGAGGAGATGGAGACGACGGGGCGCAGGTTGACGGTCCGCTTCGTCGTCCGCGGACACTGGCGGAACCAGTGGTACGCGAGCTTGGGAGAGCATCGCCAGATCTGGATCGCCCCCTACGTCAAGGGGCCTGACGACGTGCCGCTCAGGCTCACCAAGCGAGCATGGCAATTCACCCGATAGGTGTAGCGTTGGTCCTCCCAGAGCTTAGGAGCACCGATGGCCACTACGAAGGCGGCGACCACCAGCACCAGCGACGACGAGGATCTCGCCGCCGAGCCGGTCAAGGACGAGACGCAGGAGCCCGACGCCCCGGAGACCCCGGACGAGGACGACAAGGAAGAGGTCGAGCCGGACGAGGAAGAGGAGCAGCCTGCCGACCCGGAGGCCCCCGCGCCGGTCGAATCGGTGGTCCCGCCGCCAGGCATCGTACCGATTCCGCCAGGCGGAGGCGCTGGCTTCGGCGGGCGCTGATGGCAAGCGTCTCTGGGCTGAGCAAGACCAATCGCCTCAAGGCGCGGGAGCTCATCGCCGACGCGGCGTGGCTCGCGTACAACCGGCGTGATCGTCTCCACTACACGCAGGGCTCACGTAGATGGGAAGGGATCGACAAGGACCTGAAGGCGTACCGGGATCAATGCCCGGACTATGCCGACTGCTCATCGCTGGCGACGTGGTGCATCTGGAACGGGCTGGACCACTTCGGTGTGCGCGACACGGTGAACGGCGCAGCCTGGAAGGCTGGCTACACGGGAACGATGCTCAACCACGGGAAGCCCGTCCAGCACGTGGAGAACGTCCTACGCGGCGACTGCGTGATCTACGGGAGCGGCGCTCCGGGCAAGCACACCGCGATCATCGTCGGCGTGCGGAACGGCAAGCCGATGGTGATCAGCCACGGCAGCGAATCGGGACCGTACTACCTCCCGTACGACTATCGCGGCGACATCATGGTCATCCGCCGCTACGTCTGATCCAGGGACAAAGTCCCTGCAAATGGGGCAGTTCCTTGCCCTAGGCAGCGACGCATCGCTGGCGTACGCTGTCAATGGGGCACCAGGCGGTGCCCGAATTCAGTGAGGGGCCGAAGCCCCAGAATAGGAGGGCCTATGAGTAGGGATGAGTCTCGGCTGCGTGCCGAGTACGAGGCCCTGGAGGACAGTATCTCCAGGGACAAGTGGGCGCTTGGCGACTGGCTGGTCGCCAATACCAGCGACGAGAGAGGTAAGAAGCCCGCCGCCGGGTTTCTTACGCTGAAGGACATCGCTGGCTGGAGAGGTCGCTCTCCCAGTTGGCTCCAGCGTCAGCGCCAGATGGCCGGTCTGTTCCCTCCTGGTGTGCGGATGGACGGCTACTCCCCTTCGGTTCACCAGGAGGCGTGGGGCCAGACACACGACGTGTCAGATGCGCTCAAGCTCATCGGCACCAAGGAAACGACCCGTGCCATCCGCAGCAGCAAGGGGGACGGCATCGACACCATCAGCCAGCGCCCTGTGAAGGAGCAGGCGGACATCATCGAGGGGCTGATGGAGAAGCCCGAGGTGTACCTGGAGGTCACTGACCGACAGGCCCGCCACGAGGAGGATGCGCGCAGACAGGCCGACCGCCGCACGGACGACACGTTCGGTGCGGGCTACTCTGCGCAGAGCCGTCTGTGGAACACGCTCAACGACGCGTACCGGAACCTGCGTCGGGCGCACGAGCTGGCAAAGGAGGTGACATTCGCCAACCTGTCCTCAGACGTGTGGGGCAGCGACAACATGCGCGAGCTTGACCTCAAGCTCGACAAGATCCGTCAGGCCGTGAGCGATCTCGAGGATTTCGCCAAGGCTCAGCGCATGACTGACGATGACGTCAGGAAGGGACTGAACATCTAGATGTCGGTCGCAGCAGATGCACATCGGCTCTATTGGGCGCTTCAGCCGAAACGTGGCTACTGGCAGAACCGCCGAGCCATCCAGTCGAGCCTCAAGATGGGGACGTGTCAGTTGGCGGCAGCCGTGAAGTATTGCCGCGACGTGACGATCCCCAACATGGGCGGGAAATGGCCGCTCATCACCGAGCCTGGGCGCATCGCCCTGGCGAGCACCCCGCAGAACTACCGGGATTCCCGGCTGTGGGAGTTCAGTTACAACGCGAGTCGCGTTACCACGCTGATGAACAACGCGCAGTCCGGGGCGAGGGCCTGGGGCGTGAAGCAGCACCCGCTCCTCGGCTCGGACCTGGAGCTCTCGCGGCTCGCCAGCGTGTGCCTGCGCTGGATGAGGGAGAAGGATGAGCCCCTCACCTCGGCGCGGATCATGCGCTGTCTCACGCGCATCCAGGGGCTGACGCCAAGCCAGCAGATGCCCGACCTGGAGACGCTGTTCCGGTAGAAACTACAAGAAACGCGCCGGCGCCGTTATCGCGTAATGCGAATGCCGCAGTTTGCGGCATGGAGCGTGCTCGGCGAAACACCCGACCCCTCCTGGTGGCACCATTCAAGGTGGCCCCCAGGGGGGGTCGGACTGCGTGAGGGGTGATGTCAACATCCCATATAAGGAGGGTCATGCACTCGAAGCACGGCGGCGTGAAGCTCGTCGCCATTAGGGCGGCAGACGGCCTAGAGGTCAACGTCGGCACCGCCGCTGACTACCGCACAGGACGCGAGCACGCTCGCCTCCTGCTCGACAGCAGCAGCCAGTGGAGCCGCATCCAGGTGCGGAACGCTGCGAACAAGCGCATCTTGACGGTGACGCGATGATGGACGCCGGGCCGGACCATCGGCTGTTCATTCCTCACACCGGGCGCTTCTGGACGGCGATCAACTACCCGGACGAGACCACGTCGCGCAAGGCGTGGGAGCGCGCCGACAGGGAGCTAGTCAATATCTCCTGCTGGCGCACCAAGGGACCGCCCGAGAACCCGATCCACTGGGTCGTGTGGGCGATAGGTGAGACGCTGGAGGTCGTTGACCGCGCCGAGAAGATGCTGCTGAAGATGGGCGGCAAGCTCTGGCATCACGACCGGGACGACGAGTTCGTCTTCGCGCTGCGCCAGCGCCGCCAGAACAAGGCCATCGAATCAGTAGGGTCGGGGGATGTGCGCCATCGGCAACGCACGCCGATGGGGATGGTGCTCAACCCCGATGGCACGATGACGCCCTACCGGAAGCCTCAAGGATGACGCCGCGCCGCGAGCGCGAGAAACTCACTGAGCAAGAGGTCACCACCATCGGGAGGCATCTCAACCACCACCCGAAGGTGAAGAGCGCGACCATCGCGTACTCGTCCTACGGCTACCCGATCGTCATCGTCCGGACGACCAACGGACGCTACTTCTCAATCGCCACGACTGAAGACCACCTCGATGTGATGGGGTATCTGGCAACGCTGATGGAGGTTGACAAGCGCTGATGGGTTCGCACCCCGCATCTCCACCGAACGATGTGAAAGGAACGAACCCACGTCCAGCGATGCCCGGCTCCCAAGAGCCTAGCGAAGTCAACGTAGCGACAGGGGCGCGCTGGGCGATGCC